TCTTTTTTTGCATCTTCCATTATATCAAAATGAGCAGCAACTTTTACTCTATTGACTTTTGTTGTAGCAATATGCTTCTTATATAATTCATTTAATTCATCTAATGTATAATCAGCAACTTCACTATTCATCAAGTTAGCAATAACTGCTTCATAATAACTTGGAAGAGGAACAGTATTGTTAGTGTTATTAATACTAACTTCTCTATCTTCACCAGTTTCCAAACCATTTAATGGATAAGCAAATGCTATATAAGGAGCGGGAGAATAAATCTTATATAATCTAGTAACACGTTCATTACCTTCTTTATTAGTAATATAAATATAATCATTATAATGTATTGAAACATCTTTTGAATTACTTTTTCTAGCGAAACCAAATTCTATAAGATTATCTTCAAATGAAGCTTGTTCTACTGATAAATCATACATTCCTCTAGTTATACTTTTGAACATAGAACTATATTTCTTATTCATAAACTTATGAGGAACATTAGTAATTCCTGGGTCACTTCTAAGATATTGTTCAACTAAATCAGTTCTAGCAACTGCATTATCTACTTGAGCTTTAATTTGAGCAATAATACTAGTTCTAGAACCATTGTATTGAACAAAAGTATTTTCATCACGAAGAGCAGTGTTTTTAATACATTTATTAATAGCACCTCTACCTATTTTAAAACCTTCTGCGACAAAAGCATACTTAATCATATCCATAGCAGCAAGTTTAACTAATGGATTATCTGAGCTAAATGCAGTATCAAAAAGATTATAAGCAGTTTCGTTATCAACAGCATCTTCGTTAAAACGAATAGTTTGACGACTTTGACCGTCTCTATTCATTTCATATTCATTAAATAAATTAGTATTTATATAATTGAATATACCAGCATCGACACTATTAGCTTTAAGCCAACTAATTTTTTGAGCAGGACTAAGTTTACTCCAAGCATCTACTTCTTCTTGTGTAGGATTAGTTACATCTTTAACATCAAAAGTAAAATCAGGAGTACAACCATAACCCATAATTCTGAGAGCTTCATCCGTTTCATCAACTTCTTTATTTACTACAGTTTGTTTCTTCTCTACATCATAAGTATAGTTATTTACAACAGCGTCTGTCTGTTTATAAGCAGTATTAAGAATATACTGAGTAAAACCTTTATAATCTTTCTCAGTAACATTATTACTACCATTTATAACTTCAATAGCTCTATTAGCTATTCTAAAATTATCTTGTTCTGTATCGAACAACATTCTATTTACAAGAATAGAAGGAGCACTAGCATACTTTAAGAAAGCATTAAGACTAGGATATGCGCTTTTAGCATCACTAGTAATATAACTTCTTAAACCTTTATTAGGGTCATAACCTGCATAAATACTGCTAACAATAGAAGAAGTTCCAACAACTAAAGCTGGATTTTCATCTTCAATTAAATCTGCAATATCATTAAATACTTTACGAGTAGCAAAAATACTTTGTTTAGCACCAAATCTATCAGGATTACAAACTCTTGCAGTAGAACCTATTTTATCTGCTAATTTAGCTATATCTTTATAAGCAAAAAGAACAGCCCAATCATGTTGATATACACTTCCTTTTACGGGGCGGTTTTTATCATTAAGCAATCTCTTTGCTAACTCATCAGGTGATAAAGTAATATCATTATGCTTGTCTAAACTATACTTAGTACCAAGTAATCCATTAACTCTATCAACTATTTCACCGAGACTCATCTTATCAGTATTAATATGATAAGTTTCAAGAATTGCTCTACCTGTTGATTTAATAGCTTCTTCTATTGGTTTATTATGTTTATCTGAATAAATAGATTTATTAGCATTATAAGCATTTACAATTGTTGTAATAGCAGGTTGCATAATAAAACCTACAGCAGTATCATAATTACTACCAATATCAGCAAGTGTTTTATATACAGCAAAAGTAAAATCATTTACATTTGGAATAGCACCTTCCTTAACAGCATCAAGAATATGAGCAGTAGTTTGAGAACTATATGCAGTAAGAATATATCCATCTACATTCTTATTATCGTTTGTCCAACCAAGAGTATTATGTGTAACAACATAACCTTCATTAGTTTCTTCTACTTTCTCAAATCTCTTTTGAAGTTCTTCAAGATTATACTTATCTTTACTATATGCAACTTTAATAGTATATTTATCTGTAATATGAGGATGAACTGTATTACATACAGAACAGAAAGTATCACGAGTAACACTAAACGCTTTAAGTTTAGCACCACTCATTACATCTTCTTGATAAGCAGCTTGGTCAAGAAAGTCATAAGGACTTCTAGCTTCACGAACTTCTTTAACTATTGGATTCATAACTTTATCACGAGCTGCAATAATACTTTCAAAGTTAGAACGAGAAAGGTTCTCTTCAAGAGATTCATTAGCTTTCAAAATATGAATCATATCATCAAGAAGTCTATTATTACGAGCTTCACGAGTATTAGCATCTTCTACATTTTGAGCTAAATATTGTTTATAACTCATAATACCAAGCTTTTTAGCAGCTTTATTAAACTTGTCAATTCTAGCTTGAAGAATCTCTTTAGCTTTATCAGATTTAAAAGTCTTTTTATCAATATATTCATTGCTAATAGAATCAACCATATCTTCATGTACTGAAATGAAATTTTTATCAGCATCATCAAGAGTAGTTTTATTAGTACGAATATAATCAGCTACAAACTGAAGTTGTTTAAGATAACTATCCTTTGTAAGTTTATTAGTTTCTGGATTTCTTACAGCTTGAGGTTCAAAAGCTTTATGAGCAGCTCGTACAAGGTTTTGAGTATCCTCAGATAAAGCATTAAAAGCTTGCTCTTCTTCTTCAGATAATTCTTTACGAGATTTTTCAAACTGTTCATCTATTTCTTTATTAAGTTTTTCAAAAGCTTCTTTAACTGATTTATCTTTAATCTTGTCAGCTTTCTCAAGATGTCTATTTACATAATTAGCATAATCGTAAATATCAAGTTTTTCAGAATAATCTTGTTTACGAATATTACCATGTTTATCTATATAAGTATTATATTGAATACCATATACAGAGTCAATATCAAAGTCAGAACCAGTTTGAGAAACCCAATCATCAGGAACAACAATAGTAGAACCTTGAGCATCATCAAGAAAACCAACTACTTTCATTACACAAACAGATTGTTTACCTTCAGTTGGAATACGATAACCAATAAGAGTATCAAGACCAGCAGCTTGAAGTTCTTTAAGAAGTTCTTCTTTACTCTTCTTATAAGTACCATCAGCATTCTTAGCAAAACCAAAATTACTAGCAGGAAGCATTATTTCAATATAACGTTCTCCTTCTGGATGTTCTTTAGTTGCAGGATGATAACGAAGAGTTTTAGACGTAGTCAATCCATTCTTTTGATACACAGGAATAACTATATCTTTATCATCTTTCTTATGTTTGATAGTTCTTTCTCCTACTTTTTTCCAACCTTTTCCAAGTTTGTTTAAAGCATAAACTCCTCCGTCAGAAATACTTCCCCAAGTAGAAACATTTGCTCCATTAGGAATAGCATTTCTTAAAGCAGTATATAATTCATCTCGTTCTTCTTTAGTAGAAGGATTTACAACTTTACCATCTTGTTCAACTTTACCTATCTTTTCGGTAGTAGTTTTAAAATGAACAGAGTAATTGTTATCTTCTTTATCCTTTACTAATTCAAACCAACCTTTCTTCTTTCCTTTTATATAAATCCTTAAAGCTTTACTTTTATATCCAGGAGTTTTTTCTCTATCATAAACTTCAACATCAAATTTAGTTTTATCTATACCATCAAGATTAAATGGATTTTCTTTAGTATATTTCTTATTATTAAAACCAACATTAGTAATCTGAGCAGCATGGAAACCAGGAAGTTCTTGTCGAGTAATAGCACTATTAAACATAGCTTGGGAAATACTCTCAAGCTTATTAACTACATTACTAAGATAAGTAGGCATTACAGGATTCGGACAACCATTAGCAGCTATAGGCATACTAGCATTAAGAGTAACAAAGTCCATCATATTGCTATCAAGACCAAGTCTCATACACTCATCTTTGAGTTTATCAAAGAATACTTGCATATCTACTCCTGTAATATTACCAGCTTCATCAAATTTAATATTACCATCTTTATCAAGAGGAATCTTTAATTCATCAACAAGCTTATTAAAACTATCTTTAATATTAGCAACATACATATTGAAGAAATCTTCTTTATACGCATGAAGAGGACTATTACTATCAATATTATCAAGTATTTTCTTCATAATCTGAATACCAGCTTTATTCTTAGCATTCATATGTTGAGGAGTTTCTTGCTGAGTATAAAGATGATTATAATCATATTCCTCACGATAATCTTTAGCTTTATTATTGAAATCTTTAAGATGCTCTTCAGTAACTTCACCAGTCTTTTCATCAAAGATAGTAAGTACTCTAGCTTTACCTGCTTTACTAGTTTCCTCAGTATTAAGCTGGTCAATATTATTATCTTTCATTGCTTTATAAACTTGTTCAAGTTGTGTTCCTTTAATAAATCTTGGAACAAGAACAAATTCAGCATTTTTAATTTGACGAGGGTCAAAAGTATTAAGTTTCTCATCATAATATTGGTCATAGTAGAAGTTCTTTTGTACTTGTACAAACTTCTTCAACAAGTCAGTAGGAATTTCTTTACTTTCATCTTGAATAGCTTCAATTAAAGGAAGATAATCATTAAGTTGACCTCTACCAGCAATACGACGAATCCATTCTTCAAAAGTAATATAAGATTGAGCATCATTAATAGTAGTATTACTAAAACCACCACTACGTCTATAACTTCCGTCATCATTAAGTTTTGGTTTACCATTATTATCATAAACAATAGGACCACCCATCAAATCTCTAGCTTGTTCAAGAGTAAGTTTGGCATTCTTTACTAAGTCTTTTACAAGAATGCCATCTTCTCCTTCAACTCTACCATCTGGATATGTTTTAGCAACTTTACATTCCTCACTAGTTCTAACAGTATTCTTAATAGTAATACCATTAAACTTAGTTTTCTGTTGAACATCAAGACCAATAGCTTTAAGTCTAGCTTGAACTTCCGGAGTATTAAGAAAAGCTCCTTGAACTATTGTGCTATTTTCTCTAAGGTCAAGACTTGTATCAACAAAACCATAAGGAACACCACTAGCTTGAGACTCTTTACTTCTTTTTAAGAAAGTCTGAGTATCTTTATAGAACTTAGTATCACCTTCAAATATATCATTAAAAGCTATATACATAAGTCTATGATTAAGAGCAAAATCAATACTATTCTTTTCATTAATAAGATTATTAATGTCAAGGTCTTTGTATTCACTCATACGAGTAATAGCATTATTAGAATAGTCAGTTACAAAACCTTTAACCATTCTAGTAATCATAGCTTCTTGGTCTGCGCTAAGGTTAAGTTCTACTTCACCATTAGCATTAGTGGTGAAAGGAATAAAGCCATCTCTAGCCCCCCCGTAAAGAGAAGGAAACAAATATTCTAATAACTTGTCACCATACTTTGTAGTTGTACCAGTTTTATAATCTGTAAGAACAAATCTATCATCTTTAAAAAGAAGTCCATTAAATGCCCAACCATCACCTTTCTTTTCAATAAAATGTTTATGTCCTTTACCTATATGATAATTAGCATATACTCTACGAGCAGATTCAGCATCTAATCCCCAACCTTTTTTAAACATTGGAGTATTGTCATTATTAAATACAATTCTTCCTCTTTGGTCAACAACTGTACCATCTTCAAGAGTTTCTGTATTTTCCTTAACTTCAAATACAATGTTGATAAAGTTTACCATATCCAACAGTTCCTGTTTGAATATATTTCTAAACTGTTGTACTATTGGATGATTTTCATTAATATCGTCAACATTAACTTCTTTACCTATAACTTCACCTTTAGCATTTTTAATAGCGTGCATCTTAGAAAACAAACCATCAACTTTATATCTAGGAGCATGAACTACAAAGTTCTTTGGAGCATCAGAAGGAATACGCATAAAGTAATCACCCATAAGCATCTTAGGATTTTGCTCTGCATTAAAGTATTGAGCAAATCCTGTATATACATAATCTCCTTTAGACATACCTGAATAAAGAACATTATCTTTAGTATTAGGATTTCCTGCGCCATCAAACAAAGAGATATTAACCATATCTCTAGCATAATTAGTGATTTGAATATTACCGTCTTTATCTTTGTAGAAAAGACCATAATTAATTACAGCACCATTCTCATTACGATGTTCCATAAGAATACCACTAAGATTGTATTGTACTCCTTGGAACTTATACTTCCCATAATTAATAAGTTCAGTAGAAACTTTTGTTCCATCTTTCTGCTGTTCAGTTAAAGTTGCTTTAACTGCATTAAGGAAATTAGTAATCATACTATCATTAATTTGGTCAGCAGACTGATTACCAAGAGCATTAGTAGAATTAGAATCAATATTAACTACAGAATATGGAGCTAACGATTTAGCTAATTCAAGAGCATAAGTTTTTGTACTAGTTGAAAGATAGCCTTGTTTATAAGCTTCACGAACACTATCTAAAGCTTCTTTCCTATTTTTCTTATCTTTAATCTTAATAGCTTCTTTAAATCTATTATCAAGATTTCGCTTATTGTTAAGCGTTACATTAGCATGCTTTGCAGTATTCTCAAGATAACCATAAAGTTGAGTAAGATTATTAGCGATATTTGGAGATTTACCATCAACTTTTCCATTAAGTCTAGCAAATCTTTCAATAGCAGCTTTATCAAGAGAAGGATAATATTGCTTTAAACGAGTAGCAATAGCGTTGATAATATCAGCACTTAATGCTTGTTTATTTAAATCAAATCCTTTAGTTTTTTGAAGTGTCTTATAATCATCTATTTTAGTTTTAATTGCTCTAAGAATATCATTAGTATCTTCAATCATGATATTAAGGGCAGTTGACTTAATATCATTAAGATAGTTAATTCTTAAAGTTTCAAGTTTATCTGCACGATTATTACTTCTAGTAGGAGAAACAGCAGTATCGTCGATACGAACTTGTTGTTTTCTTATAGTTCTTCTTCTATAAACTTGAAATAATTTATAAGCAAAATCTGGTTTCTTTTTAAGGTCATTAGCTAAATAAGCAAGACCTGCATATTCTTTATTAGATTCTGCAATATCTTCAAGTTTCTTTAAAAAAGCATCAATATTAGTAGTTTCAATATCTCCTCTAATGGCAGAGTTTACGACTTTAAAATCCATATAATCTACCATTCCAAGAGGATTACTTTTATCATATTGATATTTACCGTCAGCACTTACTTCTGTACTACTAAGTTTAGGAATAGTTGAAAGATAACTACGAACAGCAAAACTAAAATCTTTCATAAAATCAGATTTAGTTCCATTATCTTCCCAACGAGCAGTAGTAGTATCTTTTTCGTTATTACTTGCATTATCAGCAGCATTGTTAAGATTTAAATCTTCATCATTTTCTATATCGAAACTTTCACTCCAATCTGCTTCTTGCTGACTTAAATCATCATCTTTCTTAAAACGAATTTCACCAAGTCTATCATCAGTTTGAATAACTTGAGTAAAATACTTAACTTTATCAGAAATCATATCTTTAAGAGTAGCAAATTGATTTCTAAGTTGAGGAGTATATTTAGAAACTTCATTCTCAAGTTTAACAAAATCATTACTCTTAGTATTCATAAGTTGTTTACGAACTTTAGCAATTTCTTCTTTTGTAGCTTCTACTTTTCTAGCTTCAAGAATATTTTTTGCTACAGCTCCCAACATACGATTTATAACTCTATTTGCGAGATTATCTTTTCTATCTTCAGCATGTTCTTCAAGACGACCTTTAATTAAATCGTTATGATAGAATGCTAACATCAAATTACCAGTTGTTCTAATACCACAAGTTTTAGCAGCAGTACTAGTATAACCTTTAGATTTAACATCAGAAATGAAAGCAGAATCAGTTGTATGCTCATTTACATTAAAATTTCTATTCTTATAGAAATTTTGAATAGCAGTAGCAACTTCTTTACTTTCATCATTTGTGTTAGGAATAGAACCATAATTATTAGCATAATATGTTTCAAATTCCTTGTTAAAACCAGATGGTCTAGAACCATCAATTACTGCACTCATTAAGCTGTTAAATAAAACATCATCGTTTCCAACTTCAGCTTTAAGGTTGGTGTAAACCTTAGTTTCATTAAATTTTAAACTACAATTATTAGCCATAACTATCTATATTAAGTTATTTAATATTTTAAAAACTCGCTGAGAGGCTTATTTCTCAGCGAGCGATTAATCTTATTTGCATGTAATCGAAATGTCACCTGACGCAAGTAAAGTGGCAAATTGCGAATGTTGCTCCATTGGAAGGCTTTCGATTGTCGAGTAGAGGGATGGATATTCTGAACGTGAAGACAGATTAACGTCATCATCATCATCATAAACATCATCTAAATCAACACCATTACTTATGTCTTTATCAGCTCCAGGAGTAGGAGTTTCATCTTCAACAACTTTAACTTCAACTTGTTCATCTTGATTTTCCTCTGTAGTAGTTTCTGTCTCAGTTTGAACATTTGTATCAGAGGTTTTATCTATACTTAAAGCTTTAGCAAACGCATTATACTCTTTTTCTCTGAGACTTCCTTCAGCTATATCAAGTCTAAACAATTTATTAATAAAGTCCATAATCATTTGCCAAGCAGTTCTATGTCTAGATTTATCTCCAACATCATCTACTTTGACTTTATTAAGATAATCAATGAACTCTACATTAGTAAGAGATTCTACAATAAACTCTTCTTTAGCTCTATCAAGTTGACCTTTATCTATATATTCTTTAAATTTGAAACTGTCTATATATTTAAGCCAATCTGTTATAGCTTCGTCAGTTAAAGTATCTTCAAAGTTACGTCTTTCTCTAACAGCTTTAATATTACCATCAGCAATATCTTTAAGGTCTTCATCAATAGCTTTACTAAAATCATCATAAATTTCAGTCATATTATTGAGGAATTTTCTATGTTGAGAAGGACCATAATCATGAAGTCTTTTATGAAGACCTTCGTGAATAAGTATTCTTACTTGACGACCACTAGTTTCTTTAAAGAAATCATCACCAACAACAATATCTCCTTTTTCATACATAGCGTTGATATTGTTATTCTTTTCAGAAGCTCTAAACTTTTCGATTCTGTCATTTGCAAAGATAACATTTTCTGGCAAAATACTAGTTAATTTGCCTGCATTATTAAGAAGATTTACAGCTTCTTCAGAAAGAATAGCTTTTGCAATATCAAGACCTTTAGTTTTACTATCACTTTCAATAATAGATTTAACTTGGTCAGTGGTATTGATGGTTACATTCTCTTTACGGGGGGTTTCCAGTGGCTTTTCCTCTTCTTGTTTCACCTCATCACCTACAGTAAATTCAAGTACACTATTAGCTTTCATATTAGACGAAAATCTTGAATAGTTACTTCCATCAACTTGAGCTAAATCTACTCTAAGTAAATCGTTCTTAATCATAAAATCATTATATGATTCTTCAACATGATTAAAACCATTTTTACCATTATACTCAGGTATATTAATCACAAGTTTTCCATCAGCATTTCTACTTACAAAACCTTTTAAAGGAACAGAAGTATTATTATCGCTACTAAGAAGTTCGTGAGCAAAGTTTACAGTAGCATTTTCTCTAAGGAATTGAACAAGTGCTTTGCCAGCTTCAGCTCCATTATCTAACAAGCTATAACTACTAACTTTTTTACCATGTTCCATAAATACAAGTTGTGTAGGAGCACCAGTACGTTTAGTATCACAAGCATAAAGTGCTACAGCTTTAGTTCCAGCATTAATATAAGTAAGTCCATTATTACGATGAAAAACACCACTAGTTTTAAATAGAGTACTATTATTGTTATAATCAAGAAGAGTATCAAGAAAAGTTCTAAACTCATTCCAATTAGTTAAACTATCACCTTTCTGAAGATTAGTAAGTCTATCAATAATTTGACCTTCAATAGCGTTAGTTAAATCAGCAAGAACTTTACTATGCGGCATATCTACAAGTTTACCATTTTTCTCATAGTTAGTAACTCCCCAATTTACTGGATAAGCGTTAGTATAATCTATAGTACCATTTCCATTATCAATAGCAATTAATGTTTGATTCATTCTAAAACCAAGATTATCATTAGTTTGCTTACCACTAACTTCAATTTGAGATAGACTTCTAGCTAAAGCTATTCTAGCATCAGTTTTACTACTAATAGCAATACTTGCAGGTTGAGCAAATCTAAATGCTTCTCCAGGAGTTCCATGAGGAGCAAGTCTAAGAAGTTCACCTTTACTTATTTTACTAACAGTAAGTTCTTGATTATTATTAATCAAAGCTAAACTAGTTTGATAACTAGTTCTAAGATTATCAAAGAACAAGTTAATACTTTCAGGAATAGGATTAAAAGAAGATACATTAGGATTATATCTCCATAATTTAACCATACCATCAAGAGCTTTAGCATAAGTAAAACCTTTATCTTCATTGATAACTATAAAATCGTTATTTACAGATTCTTGAACTCTAGGATTATTCTTAAACTTCTCAACAAATGAACCATCATATTTCTTATCAAATGCTATTTTATAAAGAAGGTCATTAAGTTTTCTACTATCTTCATCTTTTGGGTCAGCTATAGAAAGAATCCAATCTTTAACAGCACCATCATATTCAGCAGACCTACCTACAGTATATTTGATACAATCATTAACTTGAATGTATCTACCTGTCGATACATCAAAAGTAGGAATACCCATCCAACCAACAGTAATACCATTATGTTGAACTAATAAAACATCAGTACTAGCAGTAAGTTTATTTGCTTTCTTTACAGTAAGTTTATCACCTTCTTTAATTTTATCAAGTTCTGCTAAACTTGCATCAATTCTATCAGGAGGAACTACTTCACTAAGTCCACGAATATTAACTCGTTTAAGAGTACCAGCTTTAATAGCTTCAGCTCTACGTTCACCAGCAGTTTTACGAACATTAGTCATAAATTCAGCATCATCAACTGAATCAGCATCAAGCATTACAAATTGCTTTTCACCTTCTTCAGTTTTAAGATATTCTTTAAGACTTTTATAAATAAAATCAGCAGTATTCTTACTAGGACTATGTTCATTTATATATCGGAGTAAATCTTCAAGATTACCATAATACTTTCCATTATGTTGTCTGAGTTTAACTTCAGAAGCATAATTTTTAAGCATATTATTAGCAGCATCTTTATATTCATTTCCAAAAGATAAACTTGGTTTATATTCTTCGATTGCACTAGCAAGCATAACTTCTCCAACACTAGAAGCAAAAGCAGTTCCAAGAAGACTATTCATAACAGCTTTTACACTATTTATAGTACCGTCAATATCTTCTTGACTTGCTCCAAGTTCAATACCTTCATCTTGAAGATGTTTAATAAAATCTTCAGCAGTTATATTACCTGCTTTAATTTCTTTACCACTAGTTCTAAGTTGCCCCATAAAATTAGCAGTAAGTTCATCTCTATCGATACCTTTAGTTTCAATTTTAGCACCTACGTCTCTAGTACCTACTTCAACAAAACCTATATTTTCTCTTGGTATTACAGATTCGCTCTTTGGTATTAAAACTTTCTTTAATGAGCTTTCAACATCTTTTTTTATACTAGTATAATCGTTAACTAAAACACGATAACCAACAATATCTTTATCTATATCTATTTTTGATACAACATAATATTTATATTTTTCTAAAGTATCATCTTCAATGTCACCCATCTTTTTATGGTCGACTCTAATCAAATCACCTACATGAAGATTAGATAAATTGTCAACATCAAGTTTATTCCAAGTATAATTATCGCTTGAATCATTTTCATATTTCTTTGTTATATTATAATAATTATCAATACTTGTCTTAATAGTATTATTTTCTAACCCCCCCGTAGAAGATGTAGAAGCATTTGATGAAACTCCTGACATTGATTTTGCCATTACACTAATTTTTCCTTTTCTGATATTAGTAGGATTACTATTATCATCATAATCAAATTTTGGATTACTTCCTACAGTAGCACCAGGAGTATTAGCGAGTTCAGGATTTTCAAACAAATCTGCATTACTCATAAAAGTAATTTTATCTTCCTGACTAGCATTATCATCAATAGCAAGCTCAGCACTAATAACTCCAGTATTACTATCTGTTTTTACATTAGTTGGATTTACAGATTTATTATTATTTAAAAATTCTGTGACCCGCTCACCCACTTCGTTGCGTGCTGTTGGCTGCGCACTTTGCGGTTGCAAATTGCCTGTAGGCGTGTTTTCTTGCGCTGTAGGCGACTGTGGAGTGCTTACTGGTTGATTGATAGGCTGCTGAGATTGAGTGGCTTGTGGCGCAGGATTTGAGGTCGTTTGCGTGCTAGGGGAAGGAGTAGTTGTACTCTCTGGTTCAGCACCATTATTACTATCATCTGGATTATTAGTATTATGACTTTCTTCTCTTTCTTGACTATCAAATATATCTTGACGAATACTAAGGAACTTTTGAATTTGTTCTCCTAAACGATAATTCTTTCCTTTAGTAAGATTAAGAACATCAAGAGCATCATTAAGTGAAGATTTATCATCTTCACTCATAAAATCAAGAATAGAATCAATATCATCTTTACTTCTTTGATAATAAGCTCCAATAGCATCACCTATTCTTGCAGCAAATTTATCATTACCATACTTATCTGATAATTTAGTAATAGTTTCATAAGCTGAATCAATAGCTTTCTTACGACCTTCATTCATAGTATTATTCATAAATGAAATCTCTGTAGCAAGTTCATCAGCATTATTAACCATTTTACTTTCATTATAAGCATGTCTTAATTCAAGAGCAGTCTTATTAACAAGTAAAGCTGAAAGAGTACCATCAGTTTCATTTACTCCAATTTTATCAGTAGCTTGAAGTTTTTGATTAATCCTTCTGAGATAAGTTCCATGTTCTCTAACTTGATTAACTATATCAGTAGGATTTTCAAATTCTGCAATTCTAGGACTAACAGAGAACTTCTCAGCAAACTTCTTTAAACCTGAAATAATATTTTCATCATTAAGAAGAACTCCAGAATTTGATGTACCACTAAGTAAATTGGCAAGAGTGTTACTAGCTTGATTAGTAAAACTTTGTACTTTACCTTCATCATTATAAGCACCTTGTAAAGCTTCGTGAAGAGCATATCTTAAACTATTAGTATCAATCATGTCTTGATACTTATTCATAAGTTTATTGATATTATCAACAGCAACTTTAGTACTAATATTATTCATCTTCTTTTTATCACTAAGAAGACGACTTCTTTCAGCTTGAAGTGTACGAAGTTCATTAGTAAGCAAAGCTGTACTTGCAGCAATTTGATATTGTTCAGGAGTATAATCTTGACCTAAGATTTTCTTAATATCTTCATTATCAAAAGCAGTACTTATTTGTTTATCAAGTTCATCAATTTGAGCATTAATCTTATCGTTGTATTGTTTATTAATAACATTATTACTAGCAATACTTTGTAAGAACTCTATTGGAAGAATATCATCAGTATGTTTAGTTACTCTAACTGCTTCACTTAAATTGACAAGTTTCTTTAATTCAGCTTCATAACTAGCAGTAACTTCATCCATTTTATCTAAAGCTTTCTGTTGGTCAGCTTTAGAGTTAGCTTCATCAGTTACACCTTTATCAACCATAGCTTTACGAACATCATCACTAGCCATATAGCTTCTAAGCATACCAAGATTTCCAGTATGAGCAGCATTTAAAGTCATACCAGTAAGAAGTTCATCATAAGCTCGTTGAGCAGCAGCTTCTTTATCTAAATCGTTATTGAAAGTTTTATCTTCACTGCTAACACTAAAAGGATTATTTCCATCTTTAATTTGGGACATTTGATTCCAATACTTTTCTATACTATTGTTCCAAGATTCAATATTAGCTTTACGAGCTTTGATTTCAGAAGTTTCACTAAGACTAAATATAGATTTTGGTTTACCTTCACCAGTTCTTTCGTCAGTTTTAGAATCAGCTCTATCTTTTAAAGTCTGACTAATTCTTCCAAAACCACTACCTAAATGATGAAACACAACACCACCCATTACTCCCCAGAATGCACTATCCCAAAGACCTCCACTTCTCATATACTTTTGAAGTCTATCATCAAAAGCTGAATCACTTTCAAGTCCAAGATAAACATTACCAAGATGAGTACCTTCCATTTGAGCAATATAGTTAACTGCTTCCTCAAGACCTTCACTAAGTTCTCCAGCAATAACAGTCTTTTCATCTAAAGCTTTATCAATAATCTTTTGACCAGCTTTCTTTAAAAAAGATTGTTTAGCTTCCATTTCAGCTATTTCTTCAGGAGTTTTACCAAGTGTTCGTCTGGCATTACGAGCAGCAGAAGTTAAAGTAGAAGAACTAACTCCATTTTTTAAACCTTTCCACATATTTCGTAAACCATATAATTGAAGAATATCAGAACCAATATTTACATAGTTAGTAAGAAAGTCTTGATTAGCAGACTTTTGAGCAATAACTCTAGCAATATCTTCTTTACTAGCATTATCGCCTCCAGCTTCATCATAAATATCTTGGTTCTTATTGACAAATTCTGTAAACTCTTGTGGAGTCATTTTATTAAGTGTATCAGTAGCTGTATTAAATACATCACTATATACACCTTGCGCTTCTTGATAGTTCTCCATAGTTCTACTAAGAGTAGCATTTAAACCTGTTTCTATAAATTGTCCAGTTTTAGCACCAAGACCATTAATAGGGGCATCTACAAGAGTTTTAACTCCTTGTTGAAGTTTATTCAGAGTTCTACCTTCTTTACCAAGAGCTCTATCTATTCCAACAAGAGCTTTAATTCCATTACGAGTAGCAGTTCCAAGTTTACTTGCAGCAGAAGCTTTAGCTAACCATTGTAAACCTTTAGTTGCAGCCATACTAGGAAGTAACAAAGTAATAGAACTCATAATACTCGGCATATTACTTGCCCACCAACCAAAATCAGTTAAGCCACCATTAGTTATATCTAAATTTGGGTCAGCATAAATAGGAGCAACTTCAGTATTAAAGTAATCTTGCCATTCTTGAATCTTTTCACTAACTGGATTAGTATAATCGTTATTAGCAGCATTTCCTGTAACTACATTACCTATAAGGTCAAAAAGGTCTGCGGCACCTCTTACAGTGCCGAGACCAATTTCACTAACTACTGCTTGACTAACAGCAGAACCTAATTTACGAAGATTACTTTGAGATTCAGCAAGAACCTTATCTACGTCAACAATACTAGCATTTGGAGTAACTCCATAATGACGAAGTTGGTCTGCTTTATTAGCTTGATTAGTAAGAACTTTACCACTAGTAAGACCTTCATTGATTTCTCTATCAGCAAAACCAGTTGCTAACTCAACAATCTTTTTAGGGTCTATAGTACTAAGTATTTTAGGACTTGGATTCTTCTTACTTTTACTAGGGCTAGGATTTATATAACTAGCGCCATTAGTAGCCATATTTTTTATTTCTTCAAAATCCATATTAATAATTATCTTTAATAAATTTATACTCTTGTGCTACAGTAATATCATTAACCGGCTCTCCAGTTTCAGTTAATGATTTAGCAATAGCACTTACTATAACATTCTCACCTTCTCCTGTATATAAAGCATCGGCTATTTGATGACGATTAATTTCTCGTCTTAAAATATTTTCAGCTTGACTTCTAGTAATAACAGTTCGTTTACCATAAGCATTAGTATAAATAGCATTATTATTTGTAACATTACTAATAGTAGCTCCATTACCTAAGGTTTTAGAAGTTCCACTAATGTTTAATTGAGTAGCTTCATCTCTAGCTAAAGTAGAAGTATTTCTTTCGTAACTTTGGAGAACTGTAGAACCATTAGCCCCAACCATTGTAATAGTACGTGGAGTACTATTTTTAGCTTTACCTATATTAAACTCAGTAACAGTTTGAGCTAAACCATGATTTCTACCAACAGTTACATTAAGAACGTTTTCTTGTTTAGCTTGAGTTATATCTTCAATATATTGAGCTTTTTCGTCTTCAGGAATACGTTTACCATCAACATATAAAGCGGCATTCATTAATAAACTTGGATTGGTAAGATTATCTTCATCGTGAGTAATTTTAGCAAGACCTATATTATAAGTTTTTTCATCAATTTGTCCAGATGTAAACTTATCGAACAAAGCATTTCTATCAAGAGTAGAACTATACATTTTAGAGTTAACTGGAACTTTGCCAAAACCTCTACGTTGATTAATTCTATCTGCTGCATATTTAGCAGATAATGCTGGAACATTTGATATTTTTTCTGTAAGATAATCCCAACCTGCAACATCGTTACTTCCAAGATTTTCAAATGTAGTCCAAGCATTTGTTCTACCTGTATTTACAGCTTTTCCTGTATTTGTCCAAATAAGACCAGAACCGCTTCCCCAACTAAGAGCTATATCTCCAAGAGTATGACCAAAAACAGTTCTAGTGGATTGTGCTGCATCTGAAAGTTTACTTAACCAAGTATTGTTTTTATTAAAACAAATAACTTTATCTCCATCAATAGTTTTAATTTTAAATCCTTTTCTTCTCCAATCAGATTCTGTATGGCAATTTAATTGTTGAGCTATTTCATTAAAGGCTTCATCGTCTTTACATTTATATCCCATTTCGCCATTAGGATTATAACCAAATAATTTATTAACTTGATTATTATATTCAATAGAATATTTATTTCCAGCAGGAAGTTTACCTCCAGAACGTCTGGCAGCATCAAAAGCTACAGCATCTTTTTCTTCATCACTAAGACCTGCAACATAATGATTATATTGATTACCATAAGTTCTTAAAGCTGTAATTGCTTGTCTAGCTTGATGCCTTACAACTGGGTCTTTACTAGTCATACTATGACGACAAAGACTAGCAAGTCCATCATAATTTCCTTTTCTAACTCCTCTTTGAAAAGCATTACTTCTAGAAAGTCTTGGGAATAAAGTTCTAAGAGTACTAAGAGTTTCATCAAGACTAGATTTAGTTGTACCAATAATATCTGGAACATCTACATCAATAGCAGCACCTTCATTTGTAGCATCAAGATTCATATTTAATGCAGCAGCTTGTTGAGCTGCAGCTTGACGTGCAGCAACATCTTGTCTATATGCAGCTTGTCCATTACCAACTTCTATATCAGAACCACTATTATAATAACTCATAGCATGAATACCAGGTTTAACTCTCTTTGCAAGATATTCTTCAGGATTAAGAAGAAGACCATTTTCAGTAATATCTGAATCAATATTCTTCTTCTTTTCTTCAGGAGTCATTTTATTATATTTCCAAAGAGCAACATCATAATCTTGTTGAAGACTTGCTCTAGCACCAGGAGTTGTATCAATAGCAGATTTAAGAGCATCATTTAAATCTTTTTCGCTAACATATTCCCAACTACCAGATTTCTTATAAGCTAAACCATAAAAATTTTTACCTGGGTCAGAAGTAAGATTACCATCGGCATCAACATATTTAATATCGCTAACTCCGCTACCTTTATGAACAGCAACCCATTGTTTTGCTTTAGTCATAAGATTACTTAAATCAACAGTACTAACTGGAGTTCTATTTGGTTCCCAATTTGTACCACCAATAATATGTCCTTCTTTATCTACTTGGTCTTGATAATGATAAGGATTATTATCTTTAGCCCAATTTTTAACATCTTGAGTAATATCTTGTCTCTTATCAAGATTGTCCATGAAAGTTTTATATGCAGCTTGTGCTCTAACTCTTCCAAGAACAGCAGGGTCAGAAGCTACTTGACCAGCAAGTTCTCTTGCAGTATTAAGACTACGAGAATAATCTCCATACATAGCAGCATCATCAAGTTGATTCTGAATATTTCTAACATATCCAGCTTTCCAACTATCTTCAGCGGCATTAATATCTAAATTAGCTAAAGCCATTTTAATTTGATTCTGAGTTTGTAAACTCTCTTTAGCTTTTTCATCAATTTTATTAAGAGCATTCGTAAATGCTTCTACATTTCTACGATGAGGATTTCTTAATGGAACAGGATTTCCATAACTAATTACATTTGGCATATCTATTTATTTTTATTATTACTAATGCAAATATACGATAAAAGTTCTAGTGAACAAAATTTCACTAGAACTATTTATTTATTTTAAATGATACCGTATTTAATAAGATTCTTTTTACTCATTCTACCTTTAATTAAATCAGCATAACTATTTCTTCTTTGGTATGCTTTGTTCTGATTCTCCCATCTGGTAAGAGCATAACTGTATTCAGTATTATCTGAATAGTCTTCTCTCTTAGGTCTAGCACCTGGATTTGGAATATTCATAGCTGAACGATAAATACCTGCAAGAGCAGCATCATCACCAACATCAACACCAAGTTCAAGTAATCTAGATGGAGTAGCATAATCAGAAGCGGCAACTCCCATAAGCATAGCTTGAGTATCATCATAATTTTGACGACCTTGATTAATAAAGTTTTGGAAACTATTTCCAATACCCTGAAGACTTCCACTAAGAATTTGTCCCTTAGCAAGTTCAGCTTCATTCTTAGCTTGAATAGCAGCATTCTTAATACTAGCAACAGTATTATAATACTGATTTCTAGCAGCAGCATTTCTAGCTCTAACTTGTTGTTCGTTCAAAAGATTCTGATTCATAAGCTCAGTTTCTTTATTAGTCTTTTCATCAGCAAGTTGATTAAGTTGATATAAAGAATTAGTATCAACACCTTGCATACGACCAACAGCAGTACTACCACTCATAGTATTTCTAAGAATACTATTTCTACTGTTTAAACGATTACGTTCAACATTAGACTTTTGAGCTTCATTGTGATAAGTAGTATTAAGAGCAACTGGACTTTCCTCTACAAAGTTTGGAAGATTATAATCAAAATTTAAGTTTTTATAAGCACCCAAACCAAGAATACTTCCTCCAATACTAGAAACTAAATCAGCTCCAAGACCATACCAATCAGCATCACGAATTATCATACCTGATTTATTACCAATATAAGTAGGAATAGTCTTATTTTCAGAAACTCCAGAAGTTGGAGTACTAACTTGACTTGTATAAGGAATAGTAGGAGTACTCTTAGTAATTGCATAAGGAACTTTGACATCATATTTATTAGATGTTGTCCAAGGACTTATACCACCTTTATCGTTAACTTTTTGTTCTTGGTCTATAATATCCCAATAATCAAAATTATTATTTCTACGATAAGGATAAGTTACATCACCCCAAACAAGTTTACGTCTCATGCCTTTTACGGGGCGGCTTTCACCACCTAATGCTTTACGCATTCTAGTGCTTCCACCACATCTTTGTCCTAATCTAAATTTATTTCCCATATTAATTAAATTATCTTTAATATTACCTTGCAATAAATTAGGGTCTGGATTATCTACTGGAACAACACCATGACCAACAGGAGTAGGAACTTCAATATATTCAGGTTGAATAACAACTCTAGTATTATCTGTAGGTTGAACCATTTTAGCTTCAGCTTGTTGATTAAGAATAGCTTTAGTTTCGTTGCTAACTATTGGAATAGGATTACCAAACCAATTTCTTTCCCAAGCTCTACGTTTAGCTAAACCACTCATACCTTTTCTATTTGCTCCAACAGTCATACTTTGTCTAATACCAGCAAGACTATTATTGAACGCACGTTCATCACCTCTATCTACTGCACTATTTAAATTTCTAAACCATTTACCAAAAGCATTTTTAAAAGTATCAACTCGACTGTTATAATAAATACTATTAAGAGAATCTCTTTGATTATCATTAAGATAATTATAAGTTCTTCCCATTATTCGTCTAAGCTCTCTTTCTTTAGCGCCAATAGCATCACCTTTGAATCTTCTATTTTGACCTGCAAAATCAGAACCTTCCCAAGTTGCTATTTGTCTTCTCATACGATTGGAAACTCTATATTTATTAGTATTATAAACCGGAGCTTTCCAACTACCACCAATTCTAAGTTGTGTTCTACCACCTAAGCTATGTTTTTTTCTAGATGTAGGAAAAACATCAATTCTTCCATTAAAATAGCCTTCTCCGCTATTATTCATATACTTGTTTCTTCTATTATTACCATTATTTCCGAATTGCCAAATATTTGGAACAAAAACATTTCCATTCCAAGTACCTCCAGGAGTTTTATCATTAGAATATTTACTTTCATTGCTAAAAGTAGGATGTTTAGGGGTTTTACCTATATCTGTAAAATGAGTTCCTTGAGGAGCAAATCTAATAAGAGCCCTTTCATATGGAGTTACAGAGTTATAATAAGTTCTATAATCATAAGTAGGGTCAATAAAAGAAACACCTAAATTACTAGAAGTATTTCTAGCCCAGTCATAATAAGGTTCAATTTTAGCTCCACCTCTAGCTTTCTTTCTAAGTTCAGGATAACGAGAATATACCTTAGCTTTAACATCACTTCTTCCATGAAGACCAGCAAGTCTTAAAGCATCAACAGCGTCAGCTTTAGTTGGAATAGGATAACTTCTACCACCACCTGCAAAATCTTTAGATGATACAGAAGGATAAGGATGTTTAGAAGAACCTCTATCTTTAGAAGTTAAACCACCATAACGTTTTCTTAATTCATGTGAATCATAAGGTATACTTCCTCTTCTACCAGTTTTAATTCTACCATAAATATCCATATATTTTACAACTTCGTTTTGATATGCTTTTTCTTTAGCTTCACTTTCTTTTACATCTTTCATAAAAGTGGTAGCATCTGCATCATTACCAATTAAATTAAGTATTTTTGCTATTCTTCCTATAGCAGGAATTGCACTTAATGCTCCAAGATATTCTTGAGTTGTAGGGATTTCTCCTCTTCTCTTTTTATTAATTAATTTTTTAACATCGCCATAAGAAGTTATACCTGTAACATCTATCATTTTAGCTAATGGATGAGGACTGCCACCAAATAAACCTGTAGGGTCATAATGATTGTATGGTACTTCACCACCAATTCTTTGTTGACTACCATCATCTTTAAGACCATTTCTTTTCTTAAAAGCTTGTTGTTGACTAAATACTTTATCTTTATTATAACCTCTAAGAATAGCTTGAGCAGGACTCATACCGTTACCGAGAATAGGTTGAGCACTAAAAATTCTTAAAGCACCGTTCTTCTTTTGAGCAACTTCTCCACCTTCAGCTTCAATTTCATTTCCACCAACGTTAATACCTATACCAGTTTGACCAGTCTCATTGGTTTGCTCGTGAGAACCCCCCCGTAAAAGGTATGTATCATTTCCAATCTTAGTAGCATTACCTCCATCAGTAATATAAATTCTATTACTTCCTAAACGTTTATTACCACCAAGACGATACTTTAAGTTATAATCATCTTCATCATTATAACTTCTTGTAGCAGTTGCATAACTATTCAACGTACTAGCAAGATTACTATTATTAGCTAACTCTAATTGAGTTCGAGCAGCTTCTTTCTGAGCTTCAATTTGTCTTCTGATAGCTCTAGCTTGAGACTTAGAACTAATAGCACTACCAATTAAATTCATAGCACCACCAACTAAAGCACCCCAAAATGCTTTAGGTCGTTCGCCTCTTAATCTATTACAATTCTTTGTCATAATTAATATGATTGAATATTAAATGTTATATTTTCAAGTTTAAATCTATGAGCAGCATCATTATTATTAAATATAAATCTAGTAACAATATACTTTCCATAAATTAAACTTCTATTATCGGATTTATATAATGGAGATTTCTTTAAATCTTCTTCAGTAATAGCATGAACTTCATTTTGCTTAGTACTTGGATTATAATAAATATAATTACAAGCTCTTACAAGTTCAGTTTCAGATAATTCAGTATTACCTCTATTAAAACCATTTCTAAAGTAATTAAAGTTCCAACTACCTTTGTCAAACTTAGCAAACTTATAATCGTCATAATGATTGAAAGTATCTTTATTGTTTTCATCAGTATCATTAGAACTATCACTAAGTTTAAGATTTATAGCTTGAGTTTCATCCGTGTAAACATCAAGATAATAACCAGCATATCTACGTCTTAAACCATCTTCAGCTACATTATAAATATTTTTAGCATTTAAAGAATATCTATTATCAAAATAATTAAGAATATAATTAATCGAATCTAGAGACTTAGAATTATTATAATCGTTATTATAAATAACATCAATATAACTACAAATATTACTGGGAGATTGTAAGCCCGGTTTTTGATAATCAAAATAAAAGGGATTTCCTTCTCCTCTAACGTTGTATACAAATCTTACAGAATCTGAATATGTAGGATTTCTTTTTTTATCTTTGTAAACAAATACATTTCTAAAGTAAGCAATACAATTTTTACCAATAGATAAATTATTACTGTCAGTTAATTTCGCTTCTGTATTATTTATATTAGGAATACTTCCATCTATAGTATATATGGTATATAATGTACCATCACCATCAGGTTGATTTATATTTGGAAATTCAACAGAATTTAATTTAATAATTTCAGGAAATTTTGTATTAATATAAACTCCTGTTCTTACAATTTCACCATTAGGTCTTCTGTTAACAGTCCATGTTATATCAGGAGTAATCATTTTAACTTCAGGAAGTTTATATACAAAATTAAGAATTACATCTTCTGATTTATCAGTACTGTATTCAGTATTATAAACAAAACAAGTAATATTAGTACTATAATTTAATTCTACTTTTAATTTATTATCTGTAAAACTAGCATAGTCAAAGTCTATATATTTATTGCTATAAATTACTTGAACTTTAATTTTACTAGTATCAGTAACTCCATATCTAGAACCATCGTTAATAAAATCATGAATAACTATTTCATAATGATTATTATCTACTTGAGTTAATACAGGATTTGGATAAACATAAGGAACTCTATGTTCAGGTTCACTTGTACTATGGTCAACAGTATAACTTTTAGTAGCAACTAAATCTCCACATTTATATCTATAATTAATAACGTGTTTCGTTTTATCGTTATTTGATATAGTCTGTATAGAGTTTGTTTCATATTTAGTACTACTATCAGTTACTGGGTCATCAATAGAAAATCTTACTCCACCAAAATTATCAATATTAATAAAAGAAAAAGTATCAGTTAATATCTTTTCTGGAATAGTTTCTCTATGAGTAAACTTAATATCTATTTTATCTAAATCTGCTTGAACTGGAAAAGTATTACTTTTACTAGCAGTTTTAACAACTCCATTTTTTGTACCAGTAATTTTAATATTATGTGTAGAACCAGGAACTCTAGAACTCAAAGGAACAGTTGTAGTTATATAAGTTCTACCAAGCGGCATTGCTGCATCAACGTTACCATTTGCAACTAGAACATTATCAAGTTCTATTTTAATATTGACTTGTCCAGCTCCAGACATAGCATCTCCATCTATATAATATGTTAAACGGATATTTCCATTTTCTTCATAATATATATTAGAAATACCTACACCATATAATCTTTGTAAACCCATATCTATTTAGTATATATTGTTGGATATAAAACATTATTAACACTAGCAAGATTTTTGTAATCAGTTTCAGATTCATCAAACTCATATAGTCTAGCTCTATCAACTTTTTCATTAAAGAAATAACTATTATTATAAGTTCTATAATTAGCAGTAAAAGCATAATCATGAAGACTTATATAATCATTAAGATTAAAGTTATAACTTAAAGTTATATAGTATTGGTTCTTATGAGGATTTCCATCAATCGTTTGATTTATCCAAATACAAATGAGCAATCTATTAGTTTTCAAATCTTCTCCGAATACAACATAATCTATATCAAGAGATTTAATCAAGTTATTTATATTAGTTGAAAGAATTTCAGCTTTACCATTTTCAAACTTGAATATAACTTTATTTACAGAATCAAACCAAATATATCCATGTTTACTAAGAATAGATTCTTCTTTTCTAGCAAGACCACCAAATCCTTCATTACTTGGAAGAACTTCTTGATAATCAATATCAAATACATCTGGAACTTCAAGTTGACTCTTTTGTGTAAGTTTTGGAGTTCTATCAAATACAAATAAACTATATTGAGTATGAACTAACATATAAAGACCAATACCTACAATATTAGTAATACTACCTTTATTTTCAGTTATGATTTTATATTGTTCAACATCGAAATTCTTAAAACCATTAACAAGACTTTCGTCAGAAATTACATCACTTCTACGAATAGTCTTATCAAAAGAATCAATATAGTCTTTACTGTAATTAGTATAGCTCTTTAATGGGGCAGACTTATAATATTCCTTTAATTCAAGAAAATCTCTAAGTCTATCAGGACTAAGAATTTTATTATAATAAACGCCTAAAGATTTTCCTTCTTCATTAGTCAAAGAAACTGCTCCTTCGTTATAATCTTGTTTAATAGAATAAGCATTAGTAGGATATTTATTATAGCTATAACTATTATCCATACTAATAGTATATCCGTTTAACTTTTGAGAATTAGTATTTAAAACAAATGAAGCAGTAGGATTAGCAATGATTTCTTTATCGTAAGTAATTATCTTATCTTGATTATAAAAACCAGGAGTATACTTATAGTTATCTTTACTATATCCAGTTTCATAATTATTATCTGTTACTCTATAAAGAGTTTTAACAGATTTATTATAAACATCTTTGTTGTCGTTATAAACTACAAGTTTATCACCAATATTACCTTTAGGAAGAACTCCAAAAGAAACATTAGGATGAATAGTAGGTTTAATATGACTAGTTAAACTTTCAGTTTCATAAGCTCCTATTTTATCGGATTTAACAAATGAATATCTATTTCCTTGAATAGAATCTTCTTTATACTCAAAGTTTGTATTAGTAACAGTAAGTCTATGTCCATTTAATTCTCCATTAAGAATTGTGCAAGGATAAGACATATCCTCAACTTTCTCATAAGAACCGAACCATCCAATATAATTAGAAGGAATTACATCAACTTTAAATCTTGGAAATATAAGTATATTATCATTAGCTACAGTAGGAACCCTAAATAGTTTATTACCGACATTATTTACTAATTTATCAAACTTAGCTCCAGTATAAGCGTCTTTGTCTGAAATAGATTGAGCACTTTCTTCATCAATTTCATTTTGAACTATAAATCCATTAGTAGCAGAACCATCTTTTCTAATATAATGAATATAGAAACTATAAATCTGACCAGGAATTAAACTTCTAAAATTATTAAATGGAGAAGTATGATTATTAGAACTAATAGTAGTAGCTTCATAAGCAGAACTATTCATTCCATATCCCATAGTATAAGTATATGGAGGATTGCCAAGTAAATTCTGATTATAAAAAGCTCGTTGAGTTGTAGTAGAACCATTTCTAAAGAATAAATCCTGTTCAATTAAAACTTGAAAATCAGTACTCTTATTCATTAGATATTTGTTTCCATTAATAGTCATTACAATATAACCATTAGTAATAACTATGCTACTAATATTAATAGCTTTTTGACTATGGGAATCATAAATAGCAACTTGTTGACTTGTACCTCCATTAATAATACCTATATATAAAGAGAATCTACTTCTAGTCATATAAGGTTCATTCTTAGGATTATTAGGAAGGTTCTCAATATTGTCATGGTCGATACTAATAGTACTTCCATAACCAAATACTTTAATTGCTGAAGTAAAGAACTTTCTAATAAACTCTGTTATATATTCTGGTTTAATAACATACTCTATGAAGTCATCTTTTTTACTAACAGTATATTTATCAGCAGCCCAAACATCATTTACAGAAGTAGAATTTCCAATAGCAAAATTAGTTGTAATAATCAACTGTTTAGTAGTAACAACTGATTTGCTATAATCAGACATGTTTTTAGTTTCAATATCAACATGAACATTTTTGCTATTACCAGTTAAATCTTCATTAAGATTTTCATTATAATTAGATACATAAATTCTATTATTGTAATTAATTACATTCTTAACGTCATAAAGCTGAACTGGTTCACGAAGCATTTCGTCAACACTTTCTTCTTCAATATAAGTATTAGTATTAAACATTAAAGAAGTTATATCAATAGAATAAGTATTAAATATTCTACCATCAACAGCATCATTATGTTTAACAATATAACCTATTTGATATTTAGTAAATTTATAATTCTTATCTATATCAAGAGTAAAGTAAACTCCTTTATTAGATTTATCATTACCATTTACTAAGAAAGGTTCAAATTCTGTAGTAGGATTGCCATTACCGTCAGTATTGTAACGAGTAAGAGCAGATTTACTATCAAGAAAGTTATGAATAGGAACATCTTTTCCTTCATCGTTTATAATAATAATATCATCAGTAATTTGAAACCATTTTGTATAATTGTAATCGTCAATCTGATAACGAATAAAGAAAGTATAAACTCCACAGTTAAGAGAACCATTAGTTATATCATAATTAACTTTAGCTTTTGGAATACTTTCTTCAATACCATGTTCAAGACCAGTAGAACCTGTATTTAGGTTCCAAGTTTTAAGAGGAACATGAATTTTATTATTATTCAAATCAACAGCATCACTTTCAGCTACTACAATTATCAATTCACCTTTATAGTTATAAGTATAACTACCAGTAATCTTTCCACCATGATATTCCCAATTTGTAGAAACTTCATAAGCTTTACCTTCATCAGGTTTACGATAAATTCTAGCTTTTTCTTCATAAGCAGAATACGTAAATATCACAATTTCTTTATTACACGGAATTACACCAACTATATATTCACTAGGATGATTAAAAGTATCTGAATCTTTAACATCACTATTTGTTTCAAAAGAAACTCCAAATCCATATTCGTTAGTAAAATAACTACCACTATCATCAGTCATAACATTCTTAGCAGCAATTAAACTACCACACTTGACTTCTTTTGGGTTTCTATTTAAATCAAGTTTTGGTACTATTTCCATAATTATCTTCTTGGGTCAAACGTTGAATTATAGAAGAAGTTTCTCCAGCCTTCATCACTATAAATATCATTACGAACAGAAGCAATAGCTTTACTTTTTAATTCTTTCCATTGGAGATATGGATTTGTAACAGGACTATTACTTGCTAAACTATAAACTTGATGTTTACTTCCTCTACTTAAATACTTATAAAGTATATAATAACTTAAAGCTTCCAGCAGAAGACCATTATCGTAAACATAAGGAACATTGCAATCATAGTATTCATCATAATACGTTTTAACTTCACGACTTGTAACAACAATATAATCAGTATCAAAATTTAATTCAATATGATTACAATCTGTTACTACATAATTTCGATTGTCACCATCAATAATAGTTCCAACTTTCATAAAGTCTACTCCAGTTTTATTACTATCATCAATAACAGCAATCTCTTTAACGACAGAAGAAGCTGAATTAACATTTCCACAACAAGGAATATTAACTCCAGCTTCTTTTATTTCACAACCGTTACGGTCATATATTTTAAGTTCACTAGTATCTAATTGGCAAGGAAAAATAGCTATTCTTCCATTAACTTCAACCTTACGAGTTTTAAGTTCAGTTGGAAGACACTTCATTTGACTAAGTGCATCTATTATCCAAGCAGCAGCACGAGGAATCCAATCACTTTCACTAATGTTAAAGTCGTTGTCTACCTTTCCTACTATACGTCCCATAGAGACTCTTCTTTTGTTCTTCATTTCTAATAAATTTAGTATATAATGTTTTATCTGCTTGAGTACATAAAACGAATTTGTGTTTCATAGAAACATCTAAATCCATAATTTTATTTACATCATTATTTGTTAATTTAAGAAGTTCTTCATTAGAATATGGTCTGAGTTTAATATCTTTAGTATCAATAGCTTTAAAACACAAAGTACGACCTTGGACTTTAGAACCTAATAAACAATATTCATACCAAACTTCATCAGCTTTATAAACAGTAGCATCAACAGCATCGTATTCAATACCATGTTCTCTACAATACTCAGCATCGTCTTTATTATAAATTTGTTTACCTTCAGTAATAAGTTTTTTCTTATTTTTTCTAGTTGCTTCAAAGTCACAAACTTTAGCTCCAGTATTAAGAACTCGATTTATACAAATCCAACCAAGTTTATCTTCAAGACGATAACCATTTCCTTTAAGAATTAATTCTCTTTCTACAGCATTATAGTAAACTTTAACTATACGCTTATACTCTTTTAAAGAAAGACTAATTAGCTTATCGTAAAGTTTAATCTTTTCTGTTTCTTCGTAAATCTTCCTCAAATCTACAGCATATCCAACAAGTCTAAAACATAGATGTTTCATCTCTGGGTCTTTACGTTCATCTTCAAACATGCCTTTAGCTGCATTTTCAAGACGACCATTAATATATTTATTTTGCTGAAACTCAGGATAATCTATTACTGGATATTTAAATTTATCTACATCAGGAACAATAGCAGAACGTTTAGAAGCAATAGTAGCAGTTAATTCATCTACAGTTATTCTTGCACGTTCACGTTTAATTTTGTTTTCTTCAATAAAATCTTTATAGTATTGAGGAACGTTTATAGACTTCTTTACTTTTATCGGCATAATTAATCATATTTTATTGTACTAGGGATTTCATCAGTTTCGTGTTTTTGATTTAGTAAATCCCTTTTAAATATTATATCTTTAATTTGTCCAACCATATCTTCACTAAGTAACCATTCGTTATCATCATAGATTTTATTCTCGAATGTAAGTTCACCATTAATATCAGCAATTTGATTTGGTTGTTCAAAACTTGATTCTATTACTATAGCACCTATACTAATAGGCTTATCGTTAGCAGGAGGAAACAAATAAATATATTCGTTAATATAATCATAAGCAATAGCTCCACATAAACCTGGAACACTTCCACGAAATCTAGCAGTAGTTTCTTTAATATAAGGAAGTTCTCTATTGGTACGATAACCTGCTGTACTAACTCTGTCAAAAGGAAGATTATTAGTAAGTCTAATAGGTCTTGGAACCTTTTGATTAGTTCTTTTAATTTTATCTATTGGAATATCTTGAAGTTCTTCTGGAAGTTCAAAATCTCCATCAACTACACTAGTCAAAGTAACTTTAAATCTTTGAGTAAGTAGTTTATCTACATAGTTATGATTTTCATAACTTCTTCTAATAATTTCAGCTCTAGTATGAATGATTACACTTCTAATCTTTTCTCTTAAAGAATGATTATTAGGTTGACCATAACTATGAGCTATTTCACTAACTAATTGTGCAATACTACTCATATCAATATGTAAATCATTAAACGTTTAAAGCCGCCCTGTAAAAGGTATGTAATCATGGAATTTTAGCAAGTGATTGTTGGAACGTTATTTAACTCTACATCCTTTACGGGGCGGCTAGAATAAGTATATTAACTACATCTTATTCAACTTCACAAGTTGGAAGTCTAATTCTATTAATTTGTTTACTACTCATAACTTTAATTGTTACATTATTAACTCCATTATAAGGAACATTATGTCTATGACTGTCAGTACCAAGTAATTAATCATCAATCCGTTTAACATAAATTTCTATTCCTTACGCTTGCAAATATAATCATTTTCAGGCAGTTATCCAAATTTCAAACGCCCACGTATATGCCACTGTGTGCGCACACAAATCGTGTCGGGCGGCGGTTGTGATTGATTAATCGACTGATACACATGAAGTTGGGAGAACGCAAGCAAATGCGCAATCGAATTTCGATTATGATTAGAAGTATTATTGTTAATTATATTATTAGCATCTTTAGTAACTCCAGGATATGAAAAACCCCTAACACTATTACTAGCATTAGGGGCACGGACACAAACGTATCTAGTAGACGCAAGATTTACATTTGAATAATTCCAGCAGTTCTAAGATTAAGAAGCAAAGTATTAAATGCTCCAACTACTGTTGGAATAGTAGCAGTACTAACTTCAAGATTCTTGATGTTACTAATAGCTCTAACCAAACCTTCATTATCTTTAGTAGCTCTAACTGGAAGAACAATTTCACTTAGTTTCTCAGTGAGTTTCTCAACTGATTCTTTAAGTTGTCCAACTTCTTTTGTCAAATCTTCAATTCTGGTATCTTCTTGTTGAGGAATTTCAGGTTGTTGAACTTTTTGTTCTCCACTTGTAAAAGCTTCAATAAGAAGAGTCTTTTGCTCTATCGGCAAAGGAAGACTTTGCAAAGCATTATAAATTTTATCTATATCCATAACTTAATTATTTAGTTTGTTATCAAAATCTTTATAATCCCAATTCATTCGTTTAGCAATAGGTTTAAATACCCAGCTCCAACTTATTGGGGCAAGTATAATACTATTAATTAAAACTCTTATATCAATACTACCAAAATTAACATAAGCAATACTAACTATGACAATACTAATACATAGTATTACACGTTTCCAAACTCTAGTAATTTGCTTATGAATTACACTAATAATACTACTTATAAGAATATAAGTTAGAAAATTAACTACTAAACAATAAGCAACATCAAAACTATTAATAATAGTTTGAAGGATTTGATTTATTAATTCCATAATTATTTATTTATACTAATTGATTATCATCAGCACTAATATGTCTGCAAAGATAATAATAAAAACTAAAATAGCTTCCAAATTAAGATAATTTCTTAACTTGAAAGCTATAATAAAGAATAGTAATTATTAATGTTACCTACATTCATACCAATCGACTTGAACTCCTTTACGACACATGTCAGCATACCAACGATTAAAAACAATTCCATCATAACCATCTACATCATCAATAACATCTTTAACATATAAACATAAATGTTTTTCATCAGTAATACTACTTCCAAGATAATCAGCTTTACACATATTGGCTGCAAACACTGCATCATAAGGATTGTCATTATTATCAAGATAAACTCCATTTTGTTTCATCATATCGAATAGTTTATCTTTAGATATAGGTTCAAGAGGAACTTCTGTTCCATTAGAATCTCTAGTAGTCATTTTACTAGTTGCAAACTCAACAAGTCTTCTATTGAAATGTCTTCCATTATATCTAAGATAAGCTATCATATCTTCAGGAAGTTCATCATAAACGTCAAAACCTTCTTTTATATTCATAACTCTAGTTGTTATAACCGCCCCGTAAAAGGTATTGAATTACACCTTTTACAGAGCGGATTTCAATTAATACCTGCCATAACGACCACGACCATATTCTCTATCTCTGTCTTCGTAATCATGTTCATGTCTGTCATAATCACGATTTCTTCGATAGTTTTCCTCTTCGTCATAGCGATTATCTCTATCATCACACTTATCAAGAGCTTCTTCCAACTCCTAAAGTTCCATCTTCATACGTCTAATCTTTTCTTTAAGTTCAGACTTATTCATATTACGTTGTACCATAAGTATCATAATTTTATTATTTAGTTACAGCAGCCAGAATCTTAGCTATATCACCTTTAATTCCAGCAACTTCAGTTTCTATACCTGCTATTCTTTCATCACGTGCTTTGTCTTTAGCAAATTGAGGATTGAGTTCTTTAAGAACTTCTTCACATCTAGTTATTTGATTTTTATAATCTTCAATATGTTCAACAACATAATTAGCATGTTGCAGAGTAGCTTCTACTTCAGATTGGATAGTTTGTTTACTTTCAGCAATAATAAGATTACCATTATTGTAACTAACAGAAGTATTATTAGCTGGAATATTGTTATAATCAACATTACTACCATCTACTTTAACCTTTAAATTTACAACCATCATGTTAGTACCATCGGTAGCAAATACAGGTGTAGTAGTTCCAACAATTTCACCAATCTTAAATTCTATACCATTAGTCTTGTTTAAAATATAAACTCGACTACCTTGATTAAGACCTGAAAACATTATACTATGAGTTGAAGTTTATTATTTTGTTTATCAAATACTATAATGTGAAGACCTGCTGTAAGAGCAGTAAGAGGGTCTCCATCACTTGCCAAGAGAGGAAGAGTGTTATTATTAACCATAATTTCAAAACCAGTTGCAGTAGTTGTAGCTGCATTAAAATTAATTACCATGATACCAGCAACTCCCATAGCTCTGAAAGTATGATTAGGCATACTAAAAACAGCATTAGCAGTAGCACTGCCAGCAGTCGTTTGAGTAGCAGCTACTAAAGGTATACCGCCACGATTACCAATGAATTCATTATTAAAAGCCATAATATTACCTCCTATAAATTAAAGTCAAAAACCATTAAGATTACCATTATTATACATACCATACTGATAAGCAACACAATTAGGTACTGCCTGGAATGGTTGATAAGGAACTGTTACAGTCTGTGGCTGAGCACACTTGATTTCATTAACAGCTTGAGCGATAGGATTTACAGCAGCAGCAATTTGCTGAGCAATTACTCCACTTTGATGTTCAGTAGTCAACTGAGTTTGCAAAGCATTAATCTTATCCTGCATTGCAGACTTTTCAGAAGCATCAAGTCTAGCAATAATTCTATCACCAACAACACCAATAGACTTATCTAAGTTACAAGTCTGGTCACGAAGAGCATAACCAACATCAGAAAAACCACGAGTTACAGCATTACCTACGCCACCAACAGATTCTTTAATTGCATCAGTCTGACGAAGAGTTTCAAGCTGAGATTGATGAGCACTATCACTAATAGCAGTCTTCAAGTTGCAGCAGCAAGTTGCTAATTGCTGAGCAAGAGTCATAGTATTCTGAGTACCAGCATTAAGCAAAGCACCAGTAGAAGAATCAATCTTACAACCTACCTGAGTAATACCATTGTTTACCTGAGCAATAGCTGCCTGAATCATATCAACTTTAGTTCCAAACATAGTAGCCAATCTTTGAGTTGCAGCACCGTTACCATTAATAGCTTGCATAAGCAAGTCACGTCCATCATTATTACTAACCATATTAGCAAGAGGACCAAGACAACCGCCACCATTCTGACCCATATTACCAAACAATCCACCATTACGCATAAGAGGATAGAGGAAGAACAAGAAAATTATCCATACCCAATTACCACCACCAAAACCTCCATTACACATAAGTAAAGGAAGCAGACTGTTAACATCACTAGAAGTCTGACGAGTTCCACCATCAGGGAACATAAAAATTTTAGAATCATCCATGACTTATTGAATTATTAAGTTAATAAAAAGATTAATTTGTACATTAACTAGTATTTTGTACGTTGCAAAGATAAACAGAATCTGCTATATACACAAAAAGATGGTAACCGGATTTTATTCCAATTACCATCTTAATAATTTGTTTAAAAGTATCGTTATTGTTTATATCAATAACAACACTTTTATTTTCTACTTGTTTTCTTTTAAACAAAAATAGGGTCAACATCTTTATTCATAAGAGTTGCTTCGGAAGTAGCAAGTCTAAAAGCTCTAGAAGTTTGATAAAACTCAGTACTCATCTTAAATAAATGTCTAGTAACTTGAACAGTTCTATTTAAAATATAAGCTATACTAGTAATAGTAAAACCTGCATGAACCATTTGTTCAACTACTAAAGCTCTAGCCATAACTACATTTTCTTCTCTAGATTTACCAACAATATCTTCTCTACTAATAGAATGAGTACCATCAGCTCTAGGAATATCACAAGCTATAATCACATTATCGATTATAGACCAAATTAATGTTTCTTTCCTATTCATACTCTTATTTGTTTAAAAGTTAATAATATGATTAATAATTGCAAATATAAGATTCTTTTCAATATGTTGTATTAATTTGTTTATAATTATAAAATAGTTTAACATAAGAACTATACATTATATACAAAACGACACATATTATACATTTAATCTCAACTAAAAAGGAAGTACTAAATAAGCACTTCCTTTCTTTACTACATAATTTATTTACTATATTAACTCTATTCCTTTCCTAACATCGAATCAATCATATTGTCAATAAGTTCATCTGTTATAATTTCATCAATAGAAGAACCTATATTCATCAATTTCATCAAAATGTTTATCCAAGGATTATTACTTTTCGTAGCAATTTGTATCTGCTCTTTAAGTGCTTTATGAAGTTCTCCAGATTCCTTGAAATCCAAAAGAACCGTGCGCAAGGCTTTCACTGCGTAGTTATCCATCAGCAGGGGATTGTCCCTTGCCGATGATAATTTAGTAAGAAGCACAACCAGTGCTTCATGTAATTGTTTCTTATTCTTCTTCATATTGTCTTACTTTTAAATTTCTAAAGTCAGCGACATAGAGTTCAAGTTTACCACCACAAGCATATCTTCTTGAGGTTTTAGTAACTCCTGCTTTAGGAGTTACTGGTTTTGCTCTACCTGTTTTATTTCTCATAATAATTTATTTTATTTATACAATTTTATTTGTTTTGAACATACTCTACAACAAGAAGAGTATCATCATCCATCTTGATTAAGCGTGCATAGTTATTGTACTGTATATTCAAAGTAGTAACTGTATCAAGAAATGGACCATCTGATGCTAAGTTCATTTTACGCATATAGCTTTTATCATTGTTAAGGCAACTAACGGAAGCTCCTTCCCTTCCTATGAAGAATACCTCCAGAGTACCCCCTTTCGATGCCTTTTGAAACCAATCATATACGTTGTTGTTCGATTCAGTATCTAATTTAATAACCTGATGATTTGCGACAAATGGAATAATTTTACCTAATATCAAATTATTTTCACATTTAGAACTAATAACAAAAGCTGTGTCAAAACTTGCTTTTATTTTCGCCCAAAGATGTTTTAATCCATTTAAATCTAAAAATTTCATATTAATTAATTTTTAAAGTTATTATTAAGCAAATAATGTATCTATCTCTGCTGTAGTTATTGCAGAGTCTGCTGTAGCACCATCAGCTATATTATCAAGTCTATTCTTGTCTAAAACAGACATGAAGCCTGCCATATTTGATGTGGCATCTTTAATTTCTATTTCTTTAATAGTATCATCCCAATTAAGGAAGTATATACTCTGCCTTAGTATCTGTCCTTGTGATGTAATAGCGATAGGCTTTTCCTCTAATCTAATGGCACTAATTTTAACTGTCTCACTCTTCTTAGGATAATCTGCAAGGTCTACTGTAGCACGGAAATCTCCCAACTTCTCCCATTTTGAAGCATCATAAGTTGCACTGGTATCACCAGTATAAATATATTCCTCATATTTATTCTGTGTAACACCACTAGCATCTTTAACAAGATAAATATGCTTCTTAATATTAGTTGTAGGAAGAGCAGTTACTACTTCTGCAACTGTAGTATCAAGATTACCTAATTGGGCTAATGGAACATAGCCATTTGCATCAAGTCCTGCAATACCATTAGCTGAATTAATTCCTTTAACTGAACCATTTGCTATAAGAACTTGTGTAGAAGTACCATTAGTCTTTTTAAATTGTAGAGCTGAAACATTTTCAGAAATATTAATATTTCCATTTATAGTACCACCTTTTAATGATAAATAATTATTACTAACAAAAGTTTTTACTTTACTCCAAAAATGAGTTAAACCATTTGAATCTAAAAATTTCATAATCTATTGTTTTAAATTGTTATTACTATTAATATCTATTATATATTCCTCCGTGATTGCTGGAGGGAAGTCCTTCGTCACGATGTCGGTCATTCGCTTTATTAGCAAAAGTTTTAATACCTACATCATCATCTACATAATTTTTATTTATCATACTTTAATTGAATAAATTATTTATAAACTCGTTTGATATTGGTACAAATGTAATAATTTCTTTTTTGATTTTATCAATTTCATCTATATTTTTATTTATATTTTGCAAATTAGTTTGTATTTTATTATCTAATTGGTTATTTATTAATGTTTGTTTTTCTAAGATTTTATTATGTTGTTGTAACTGCAAACTAATATTATCAAGTTGTTCATCAACAATGGGAGTAGCTGGAATACCAGTATCTTTACCATCACTAAACCAATTACCATTATCTCCAATAGTTATATTTCCACTAACTACTACAGATATATAATTTCTTACTTTAATACCTGTATTTATCCAAATACCATTAGTTCTACATTGATACAAAAATGCATCATTAAGATTAGAACCAACATAAGCATATTGACCAACAGCAGGAAGTTTAACATAATTCTTTAAAGCATCAGCGTCAATATACCAACCTACAAATACATTCCAATTATAATAAACATTATTCCAATAATCTTTGTTCTCCCAATTTGCTAAATCAGTTGAATTAAACTGCCAAAGTTCAAATTCTGCTTGACGGTCAAGTCTATCAGAATTAAGATTATAAAAACTAAGTGTAGCACCTGCTCTACGATTAATAGGAAGAATTGTAGCTACAGCTTCTTCTATATTATCAAAAGCAGTAATTGTACCATTTTCGTTTTCAGTAGTAAGATTAATGAAATTATTATCAGCATAACCACTAACATTTAATGGTTGCCAATATTCTCGATTGTCAATATCTATTCCATTAGGAACATTAATCTTAGCAACATAACTAAGATTATCATAAGAATTATAAACAAGAGCAAGTCTTTCATACTCTTGTTCTCTACTCCATTTACCTTTAGGAGCAAGAGATACATTTCCTAAGTCTTTACTAAATTGTTTCATAATATGATATTTAAAAATACGTTTTATTTGAGATTTACGTTCCTCAAACATGTTTCACGAATAATCAATCGCCTAACGTATGTGAACCGCTTAGAACAAAAATAAAGTGGGTCTATGCGAGTTTTGATGTATCGAAATGTATGCGTGAGTGAATGAAATCGCTAATTTTAAAATCGACTAAACTTTATTATTAGATTCAACATTTAAATGACCATTATCATCAATAGTGAATACTTCACCGTTATCTATATCATTTAAATATTGTTGATAAAGCTTACCAGTTTCAATATCTACAGTAAATTTAAAATTGTTTCCACTACAACTACAAAGAGCTCTAAGTTTACCATCAGGAGTAATTGGATAATAATTAGTTCCATTATAAATTGGTTTACCCAAATTCTTATAGTAATCTTCAAGTTGCTGCTTTACATAATTATAATAAAAATTAGCTTTAGTATAATCTGATTGTTGATAAGCAGCACAAGCACTTTGAAATAATCCCCAACAGTTGAACAACTTCTTACCGTCACCTTTACAAGCAAAACTACAATCATCAATAATACCTTTACCTGCATCAGCAACATAATTAATAAGTTGATGATACGTACAAGTCCATTCTGAAGGTATAGTAAGATAAAGTACTTCTGGATGAATTTCTTCAGTACTATTACTTTTTTGTTGTTCAGTATTAGGATTTGCATTATCCACAAATTCTTTTACGGGGCGGTTTACCTTGATTTCTTCCATACGGCTTACTGTTTAAACGTTATTTACTTGAGACCTAACTGTCTCTAATTTATCATCAGTAAGACAATCATAATTATCAACACAGTCTTGAAGAATGTGATTATAAACTGATTTACAAGTCTTACTATCATTTACAACATAACCTTGAGAAGAAAGAACTATCTCGGTTTTAACACCAATAAATTCTTTTCTCTCAAGGTCCTGTTTGAGAATATTTGCGACATCACTGTTATTCATAAGAACATCTTATTAAATAGTTCAATGGTGAAAAACCTTATTGTTTACATAAACAGAATGTTCATTAGCAATAATAGTAAGTTTATTAAGAATTTGTCCAATTCGGACATCCTTATCTTGACCATCATATATTACTTCTAAACATTCTTTAGTTGTATCGTCAATCCATTCATCTTTAATTTTTGTAGCAATATTAATTCCATCAACTTCATAAGCAGAAAAAACATTATAAAGTTTATAATATTCAGTACTAATAGTTTTAAAAAGATTCTCTCTAATTAAATCTCTATTTTCTTCAATATTATTATGAATAATAATCTCATTACAAGTCTTACTAATATTAGCTCTAAAGCTATCAAAAGCTAAACTTATAACTTGACGAACTTTAGTTAGTTCTTTACTTTCTGCATCTTGAATCTGTTTATCTAAAACAGTATTAAGTTTAACTACATTTTCACTAACTTCTTTAATAGCAGAAGCCATTTGAATTAATGGTTTATTTCTGTCTTTAGCTTTAAATAGGTCAACTAGTCTAATAATAAGAGTATAAAGAATATAAACTCCACTACTTATTAAAACTGTTATATAAGACGAATCCTTAATCGCATCAGATACTATTTGATTAACTTGATTAAAATCATCCATATTAAAACAATTAATGGGAATGTTGCTCTAGAACCCCCGTAAAAGGAATGTAGAGCTTCATTCCCATCTAAACTATTACCTATTGAATTTTATACATCACCAGCTTGAGCAGCTTTAAGTCCAAGAGCAGTCTCAACTGCTGTAATAAAAGCTTCATTGACAGTAGGAACTGCAATAGTTGCTTCTTGCCAAACGGTTTCATCACGAGTACGAGCATACTTACGAGGATTCTTAAATCTAAGATGATACAGCGTATAATCATCTGCATCTACATCCATAGGATAACCTGGATAGATACTTGCACCATCAGCAAGAGTATTGTTAAATCCTCTATTCTGAGCTGCCTCAGAAGCAAGGTTTTGAACATAAGCTTTATCACAAGTTGGAGCAGAACCCTTAGTTGTAGTAGTAACTGTAGTACCATACAAATCATCAGCTGCCATCAACTCCCAAGGTTGATAATCCTTAGCAGTAGCAGTAATAGTAGCTGTCTCAATAGTAACACCTACATTCTGATTTTCTACCTTAGCAGCCAACTCCTTCTGCAAACGAGCAGCAACTGTAGTAGCAGTATCACCACTCTTACAACGAGTAGTAGCTGTCCATTCACGACGCTCATGTTTTGTAGTATCAAGCTTAACAAGCTCAATAGTATAATCCTTACCAGTTACAGGAGTAGGAATTGTAATACTAGCACTAAATTTAGTACCAGCAGTCTTAGTAACCTTAGTTACAATAAGACTATCAATATTAACTTCAAGTACTACAGCTTGACTATTTGGACGACCATAAGCAATTCCAAAATCTTTAGTCAGCTTAGCATCTGCAACGAACTTGCTTAAATCATCAAGTTCAAAGATACCAAGAGAACCAGCAGGAACTGTAGTAAGGTCAAATGCTGCACTTGACTTAGGAGCAATAACTGCGCCACTCTTTACAACAAATAATTGTCTCATATTGTTATTCTATTAAATTATTATTACTGTCTCTGATTACCATCTTCACGATAATTGTTTGCTACTTGTTCTCTTTGTTGATTTTGTTGAGCTTGTTGAGCAGCAGCTAAACTTCCACTTTTAGCAATTTGATAAAGTTCAACTGCATGTTTAACAATATCTACGTGCATGTACTCTGGTAAATCACAATTTACATTAGTACCATTAACATCTTCAGCAAATCTAACAACAGCAGGTTTTGCAATATAACTAATCCTAAGTTCGTTAATACTTACACCTTTAAAAGTGAAAGGTTGACTATCCTTAGGAGTAGCATCAGCCTTATCGATATATAATTCAACAAGGTTATCGTGAATTGAAGCCACAGGACTTCTCATTGTTGGAGCTAAAACAAAATCATTAACTACATCAGCAACAAATTGGTCATCAACTATACGAACTGGAAATACGTTAGTAACAAAATCTGATTTCTTATAATTAATTGATAAATCAACTACATATAAAAAACTAATTGCAGTAGATGACTGTTTATCATCAGTATAACTTCCAGTAGTTTTAAAATTATTCAAAGGTAATTGAAAACTAATAATATAACTAGTTTTTTCATTACCTTTGATTGTTACATCAGCAATACTACCTTTCCATACTTTATACAAAGACTTCAAGGCATTTACTTGATTAAGTTTTGAAGCATCGCTAATTACTCTATCATTAGTAATACCAATGTTTTGAGTAATAACTTGATTAATGGTATCAGAAATACTATTATTGATAAGTAAATCAATTTGTTCAGGCAGAATAGCTCTACTATTCTGCATACCCATTTGTTGAGCATATTGCCTAAACATTCGGTGCATTTCTAGAATATCCATATCTATCTATATTAAATAAGTTTCAACTTATTTTCTAACTTAATCTTTAGACCAGCATTATTTGGATTCTTAAAATAACTAATAGCTTCATTAATATTTGCTCCAATAAACTCTCCATCAGGTGTACTAATCTGTTGATTAAAATCAGAACGAACAAGTTCACCTCTTGTAATAAGAGTTTCAATAAATGCTTTATCAAGAAGATTCTTATCGTTTACGAACTCATTGAACTTACGAGGGTTTGTAGTAGCAAAATCCATCAATTCTTTAGATTGAATAAGAGCCGTCTTAGAAAGACCATCAGAAAGACTAATACCACTGTAAATACAATATTCAACGTAAACTGCATTTGTCTTAACAGGAGAAGCTTGAAGTTCAACAAGATGTCTAAGAGCAGCCTGCTGTTCTTTGATAAGTTTATTCTTACGAACTTCTTCCTTATTCTTATCCTTAATATAGAAACGAAGATTAGCATTAGAATTAATGAAAGCTTCATCTTTAGCTACATCTGGATAATTAAGACAATGACGATAAAGAATATATTGTTCAAGATTAAGTGGGTCACCATATTGATACTTCTTGCTTTCGAGCATAAATAAATCATTATCTCGAATTACAGCAGCTTCATAAAGTTTAGCCGTATTAGAACGGTCAACTGCGTTATAAGTTTCCCAAATCTTCTCTTCTGCTTTATGTATTTCTAGATAATCTTTCTTATGACGATAACGGAAAGATACATCAATAGTTCTTTCAGTATCACGAACATCAAAGAAGATATTATTAAGATAATTCTTAACTCTAGTAATAAACTCTGGATTGTTAGAAGCAACACCAACTAACTCTGGGAAGTAATGTTCAACTTCACCTTTATTAGACATAAGTTTACGAACTGAATTAACAGAAGAACCAATGGTGTTACGTGGCTTTCCAAGAGCTGCCATATTAATTCTACGATAAGCAGAATAATTAAGAACAGAAGAAATAATAATCTGTCGTTTATCAATATATTCAGCTTCGAGTTCAGCTTCTAAAGCAGCTTTCTTCTCAGCTTCTTCTTGTGCAACAGTTTTATCTGTAGGAGTATCACTATTTGGAGGAGTAGGAATTTTCAAATCTGGAATTTTAATATCACCCATAGCTTAATTTGTTTATTAGTTATTACAATACACACTTCAACTGGAAGAACTTAGTTGCCTTATCTACTTGCAGACCATATGAGTTCTTAACCTCATAACGAGAGCAGTCAATATCAGTTGCAAGAGAATTAGTAGGAACTGCACCCCAAGAAGCAGGAATAGGAGTAAGACCCTTAATTACACCATTAATATAAACCTGACCCTTCTTACGTACCTTACGAATATTATTGTGACCATCATAAGAAGAAGTATCAAGCATAAATGCTTGGTGAGAAGTCATTGGATAACCAGTACGAGGATGAATATCACCATTAGCTTTAGCATTATCTGCAAATGTACCACGGTCAAGGAATGACAAATGCTTCAAAGTAATAATGTGACCATCAACAGTCTTATACTGACGGAAGTAATTACCATAAGTAAGACCAGTAGCAGATTGCTGAATCATCTTATCACCAAGAGGAGTAACAAAACCACTATCCTTAGCATCATTCTTAATAGCTCTATCAAAGTCTTCTACGAAACCTTTACCACAAGCAAGAACAATATCCATCTTACCTGTATCAGTATCCTTATCAAGAATATCACCAATAGTACGATTCAACTTATTAAGAGTAAGTTCCTCTCCATAAGTATCATAGTTACTTTCACGGCAAATTTGCTGCATACCAGCAGTATAAGGAATAGGCTGTCCATTATCTGGGTCAACCATTGTAATTTCACCGTTAATAGTCTTATTGTACTCTGCGAACCAAAGACGTTCCTCGTTCATTACTCTCTGTTGAAGCTCGAACTGGCGCATCTCCTCATTAATCCAAAGATTAGTAGTACCACCACTAGAAGTCTTAAACTCATAAGTAACTACTGTATTAGCAATGTTACCAGCAATCTCTTTACTAAAACGATGGAACTCAAGTTGAGAAGTCATCTTACCTGGTCCCATACTATTAGTACGATTACCCTTAGAATAACTCTCTGGAATAGTTGGAGCAGTCAAAGACCAACTCTTACCTACAGCCAAGTTTTTAGACACATCAACATAAGCATTTGGATTTGGATTTGCAATACGAAGACGATAAAGATAACCACCATGAGCACCTTTACCAAGGTCTTTCATAATACGAACCTGAGTTACACCATCAGGAGCAATCAAACCATACTGCTCAATGAACCAATGAGTTCTAAACTCAACTTCAAAGAAAGCACCACCTTTACCAGGAGTTGTATTAGCAGTATTAAACCAAAGTACAGTATCATTGAACTTCATACGACCCATAGTCTTCCAAGTCCAATCAGTAGTATCAATATCTACTGTACCAGCAGCACCTTGACCTTCAGTCAAGAAATTAAGTGGAAATCTATCATCATCCATACCAAAAGTATAGGTGAGCATAGAATTAATCTCACTAGGTTTAGATAACATAAGATGAGCAATGGTTTCCTCATTAGAGTAACCTCTGTCCTCATAGTTACCACGTTGCACTTCACGAATTGCGTACATACTTAATTAATTTATTTGTTAAACATTAAATTGATTAGCTAAATTGAATATCATCAATAGCTTTATGATTAGTACTTGCTGGTTTAGTAATTCGTACAGTGCCACGACCTTTATTTTCTTTAGCTACCAATTTGAGGGTTTTTACTTTTTCCTTGTTAATAGCCATCTTAACTAGGTCTTCATAAGTTCCACCTGTATACATCAACCAAGCACTAAGAAGTTCTTCATCACGTTCTTGTTCAGCAGACTTAGCAGCCAAATCTCTTTGATAAGCTGTTGCAACAACACCATCAACATCTTTAGTCTGACGATAAAGATAGTCATAAAAGTCATTAGGAGTAACAGTAACTTTCTGACCATTAACTGTGCGAACAAGAGTTTCAGGTAATGTATAATTACCAATCTTACGATTAGTAACGACATCTTTAATATCTTTCCAATAAGCTAAGGTTTCAGCTTCTTCTCTTTGACGTTCAGCTTCTGCTTGTTTAGCATAAGCTTCGTCACGTTGTTTGTCAGCAGCTTGAAGATTAGCTAACTGAGCTTTAGCTTCATCATAAAGACCACCTGAATCTTTAAGATACTTAATATAATTATCATTAAGACTAGCATTACCAAATTCTTTAGCAGCAGTCTTAATAATAGCAATTTGTTGTTCCTCAGACTTTTCATCTACTGTAATAGAACTACGGTCTGGACGTTCACCAAAACCATGAGGGTCTCCATTATTTACAGTAAGATAATCTACAAATTGCTTGAGAATAGGGTTATCAGTAAATACTTTATTAACCGCAGCTTGAGCTACTTCATTGTTTTTAAGTTCAATAACCTTATCTACATAAGATTTGATACCATTAATAGAATCTTCAAATTCAGCAGGCTTACCATCTTCATCAGTAAGTTCTACGTCAAGAGCTTTTTGAATAGCAGCAAGATTAATTTCATCAGTAGGTTCTTCTACTTGAAGAGAATCAATCCAAGCTTTTACATCTTTAGCTTCTTTGAAAACTTTATTATCTTTATCTACAAGATTACCATTTTCATCGACTGTATAAGTTTGACCATCAAACTCTACGTTAGTACCTTTTTCTAGCTCCCCCGTAGAAGGTTTGGTATCATCACCCTTACCATCTTTACCATCTTTACCATCAGGATTATCTTTCCCGTCACCACCATCAGTTCCTTCGCCGTCTTTACCGTCTCCGTCACCGTCTTTATTACTAGGAGGTTCAGGGTCTGTACCATCACCGTCTTTATTGCCTCCTTTATTATCACCTCCGTTGATGTCTGGAGCATTAGTTCCACCACCACCAAAATCGAGATTAATTCCGTCAAGTGGACCCATCAAACGAGTATGAGGTTTAAAACCAAGAGTATTACGAAATACAAACATAAAATAATAATTTAATGATTAATAATAAAAAGAGTAACATCAGTTACTTGTTTGCAAAAGTATAAACTTTATTTTAATAAACAATAGCTTATCTACTTATTTATAATATATTAATATTGACTATATAATAATGTATACCTTATTATATAAAAGTCTTATTAATGTTAGTTCCTCAAGCAATTCCAGTACTGCATACTTTAACGAGTTCTATATCGAGCATGGATTAAAATCGATTTTCACGTGCCTTTCGTAGAAGTAAAAATTGACGTAGAGCGTAATTCCTTTTACAGGGCGGCTCTCAAATATATTCGGTTATAAGTTATTCACGAAATATGATTGAACGTCTTACAGACGAATTTGAAATATTAAATATTTTATAAGTAGATAATAAAAAAGAGCAGTACTCTCACGAGCACTACTCTTAGAATAAACATAAATCAACAAAAACAAAATCTATTTCTTATCATACTTGTTCTTATTAGTCTTGGCTATCTTTAATTGATTAGCCATTTCTTCTCTTTTAACTTGTCTATCTGCTGCTTTATTATAAGCATCCATTGCAAGTTTTTGACGTTCAAGTTGAAGTTTAGCAGCTTCACTAGCTCTCTTACTTTCCTCCTGAAGTTTAGCTAATTGAGTTTTAGCATAATCATCGTTTTGAGGATTTGCATCTCCAAGTAAAGCTATATCGCCTTTAGCATATTCAAGTTGTAAATCATATTGTGCTTTAAGAGCAAGCGTTTGTCTATCTTGTTCTCCCTTAGCAGAAATCTCTTGAAGCTTTAGTTGATTAGCTTGTTCTTGAATTGCCTGGTCCATTTGCTTCATTTGTTCTTCATGTTGCCTTCTGATTTCAGAGAACTGTCTAATACTATCAGAAATAGCTGCAACATTATCTCCTTGAATAGCTGCAAGAGCAGACTCCAAATCTCCATTTTGTGCAGCACTAAATGCCCATTGTTTAAGTTGTTGAATCTTATCCATTTCTTTACCGTTATTTCTAACAGTAGTAGAATAGTCAGAATTAACAAAGCTATTAACATCAAGACTAAGATAATGTTTTTTACCAGTTGTCTTATCTATATAAGATGTTTCAAGACCTTCAACATAAGCACATTTAGCAAAGTCTAAATCTCTATTGTAATCAGCACATCTTAAAAGGTCGAACATTTGGAATATTAAAACAGAACCAGTACTTGATTGACTAATAGCATTTTGAGTTGTAGAAGCTCCAGCAGATTGAGCTATTTGACCATAACGTTGAGCATTCATATCAACAAGCTCTCTAGCTTCTTGTTTAATTGCTTCATTAAGATTACTAAGTTCTGTTATATATTGTCCCATATTAGCATTAAGTAATCTAATGTTTTGCATCTTAACACCTGCTGCATCTTCTTCATCATCAATAGGAAGTACACCATCGGCTGCCATTCTGTAAATAGCATCTTCTGTTTCAGAAGAAACAAGAGATTTTGGAAGTAACAAAATCAACATCTTGTTCTTTGCTATTACCATTTCTTGATGATAAGAAATAATATTTCTAAAAACTTGAAAAGGAGTAATTATTTGAATAATACTAAATTTTCCACAATAAGGAAGAAGTTCTTGAATACCATTATATGGAAGTTTACCTTTACGTTCATAAAGAATAGGTCTAGCTTTAACAGGATAAATACCATTATAACGAGTGCCTATACGATAACCTTCATAAACTTGAGTTTTATATTTCCATTCAATATCAATATCTCCAGCTTCTGGATTAAATTCATAATCTTCTTCAACTATTCTTTGTTCTTGGAAACCAAGTTCGTTGGTATAAGTAAGAATACCTTGACGAGCAAAACCTTTCCAAACTACATGCCAAACTTCATAAAGATTACTATTGTTTGCACTTGGAGTTAAAGACTGAGTTTTATATAAATTTCTTTCTTTATCAGTAAACTTACCACAAACTTCTGGATACTTCTCAAATAATTGATTCCATCCTAATTGAACAACTTTAGTAGAAGCACCAGGAGAAGTATTATAAAGGTCATCAAGATAAGCTCTATCTTTATCAGTCAAATAATCTTCAAAAGTATCAAGTATTTGATTATATGACATCATAATACGTCTTGCAAACATATCATGGTCTTCAACCATAAATTGATTATTAGGAATAGGAAATGCTTCAATAACTGGAACACACTCTTTAATAATCTTATTTCCTCGAAGTTCAGTATATGTATAACATTCACCAAGAGAACAATAATTAAAGAAAGCAGTAAGATAAATCTGAGCATCGTTTGTAAGGTCTCTAATATAATTAAGAATATCTTGACCTTGCTTACTTTCTTTATCAATATAATCTTGATTAAACTTAGCAATAAACTCTTCTGGGTCTGGCATTACTTCTTGAGGATTTATACTTTCAGGAGATTGACCTTGACCTTGAGCTTGTTCTACAGCTTCTTTATACTTACGTTCAAACTCTTGTTGAAACGCTTGTTGTGCTGCTTGCATTACTTTTTCCTTCAAAGCTTGATTTCTTTCAAATACTATATCAGGATTATTAGCTCCTACTGCAAATTCATGAGTTCCTTTAAAATACTCTCCTATATATCTACGTATAATATCAGACATAATATCATAATTACGAAGAGTTGCAGGAAAACGTTGAAAACGTTCATTAGTTGCATTGTAAGGATTAAGAGTCTTTTTATAAAACTCTTGTGGTAAATCTCCATGTAGAACATTGAGCATTGTTTCAGTCTCAGTTCTATCATTCAAACTAAGTCCTAAGCCAATAATATAATCTATACTATTAGCATACCAATCAGGTTTCTCTTTAGTAGCAGCATCAACCTGTTGTTTAGGAAATTGAAAACTTAAATTATTAAACATACGTACATTATATTAATTAGTTAACTAAATATTAAAACCAACTTCTATGCCAAATATCATCTCGAATATTTTGTTCAGTAACCTTCTTTCTATGAACAAGTTCTTTAGCTGCTTGAACATCTTGAAGTTTCCATTGTAAAGCACGAATAATCATTTCAGATACTCTATCGAAATTACCTTTAACATTCCATTTAAGAAGTTCAAGTATACTCTGATGGTCATATATTGTTTGAAACAACATAATATCATTACCTTTTAAATCTTTACCAACCGGACTATAAAGCATTTCTTTAAGAAGTCGAAGACCTTCAAGAACTTTACTACTACCAGTACCAGCACCACCGCCTACATTGACACCATAAGAAGCAGTAACTTTAGCTTTAATAGAACTATCCCAAAGTTCAACAGGGTCTTTCATTAAATACTTTAATGCTTTCCATTTACTAAAGTTACTTACAGTTTCACCACGGTTAACCTCAACACCAGTTGTTCCAATACAGTTATAATAACGTGCCATAAGGTAACATATCCAATCAGCTTGTTCAAGTTTCTCAGGACGACCATAATAAGCACAAACAAGTTTAGTCTTAAAGTTATTATATTGAGTAGGATTTTCCCAAACTTTAATACTGTTATGAGAATGTTTATTAGTAAGTGCATCATTCTCTTTATTAACACCTACTGGGTCGTAACTAATACTATATTGCCCAGGAGGAATACCAAGTTTAGTAGTTCCATCTTTATCTACATAAGAAACTTTAATTGGTTCAAACCATTTACGAACACAACCATGATGATGTTCACGAGGCTTACGAGGAACACCTTGAATCCAATCAAAATAATCAACATTAAATTTACCACCTTCAGCTTTAATACGAGCATTGGTTTTAAATATAACTTTATGATTAATATCTTCAAAGAACATTCCATCATCTGCAATATCTGTATAAGTAGGGTCGTTCTTTAAAATCTCTTCCCAATTCATTAAAGCTTCAGAACTAAATAAGTTTTCACTAGTAGAACTAAATGATTCACTAGGCATATTAGCATACTGACCTAGATAATTAATATAATCACTAAAAGTTTTACTACTTTCTTTTTTAGCTACACGTTCTTTATATGCAATACGAAGACCAGTTTCTATATTAGAATTACCATCTTTATCCATTGCAAAAAGGTCTCCAATTTGTCCTTGAAGACCCCAACAATATGGTTTAAAATAACCGCAAACTTCATTACGAGAATCTTTATCCCATACATTTTCAAAAGGCATAAAATGGAACTTATTAGGATTATAGAAGTTCATTTCAAAAACCTGCATATTACCACTAGTAGCAGTACCCCAAGCAAATAAGTTACCAGTAACATAACTACCAGTACGCATAGCAGGTTCAGTAACATTCATATAATCATCAAAGTTTTCCATCGTAGAAACCTCCTCAGTCTTAACACTAACAGCATCCTTACCAATAGCACAATCAGGATTATTATTAGCAGAAGCACTAAACAAAGCACTATTCCAAGACTTAGGACTAATATCTCCATTAGGAAGTTTAAATCCTAAAGTAAAGTTCTCAGCAGCACGAGAAAGTATTCCTCTTTTAAAGAATGTATTATTCTCATAAAAATAAAGATTTCTAATACTAAAATCAGTAAGACCTCCACGTTTAGTAAGATACTTTGAATCAGCAGCTACATGAATACAAACTTTATTAGGTTGAAGATTAATCTTATTGGCACTATGAGCAGACATAATATAAGAGAAACCTCCACGACGAGTTTTATCTATAAGAAGATGAAAGCCATTAAGTTCACAAAACTCTATAATAGCAAACGTCCAAAACTGCGCATCTATAAACTTAGGAAAGTCTTGTTTCTTCTTAGCAACAGAACCTTTATCTGTATGTATGATAGTCTTTTCATCCAACTGTTCAATAACAGTATAATTCAGATAATTATACATATCTCCACTAATATGAAGATTTTGAACTTTACCTTCACGCATAAAACAAGGAGCATCAAATCCATGACTTCTTCGATATTCTTCTCTTTTACGAAGTTGTCTATGTGGAATACTATCTTCTTTATATAATGTATATTTACCACCATTTATATGATATATATTAGCCATCTCAGTAAGAAGATTAGTATTTACAAATTTATCTCCTATACGTATATCAAGAAGAAAGCCACCACTTTCTCCTATCATAAAGAAATCATTAGGGTCTTTATAACCAGCATCTTTAGCTCGTCTATATTGACCTTGGTTTTCTTTTTGATATTGAAGAAAAGGGTAGCTTTCAATATACTTTTCTACAGTCTTATCATCACTCATTTCAATAGACTTAAAATTAGTAACACAATAGCAACACCAGTACCATAATAAGCTACATTACGTTGCTTCTTTATTTTCTTACATGACCTATCCAATAATATATATCTTTGTCTAGCTTGTTCTGCAAGAACACTATCATTGACAATAATTTGTCGAAGATTCTTATTAATATCTTTTTCATAACTTAATTCTATTAATTTTGTATTAGCTTTACGAAGGTCATCAATAGCAACTTTAATACTATCATGTTCTAACCCCCCCGTAAAAGGTATGTAAACTTTACTTAATGAGTTGATAGAATAACTTAACAGTACTATCATTATCAAGAGCTTTAACTTCAATAACTTTTGCATTTTTAATACTATCTAAATTATCAACTTTAATCTTTAAACTATCATTATGTTTTTGTAGTTCAATATCAGATATAACTATATTATTATTATCAATTTTACTATTATAATATGTTTTAGTAATTATAATAATTGTAATAATACATATAATAATAGCCGAAATTAAACCAACAATACAATGTTCAATTATTATCTTAGAAAAACTATCCATTGCTTAAACATTTACTAAAAGGTTTATAACTATGAAGACTATTAATAATTTCTTTATCAATATCTTCTTGACATTGAGTAATGTCTATAAGTTTTGGAAAACTTCTTTCAGCATACTCTTTACGAGATATATATCCTATTCCTCCTTCAGGAGAAATTATCATTTGTTTCTCTTCTGTAGAAAAAATATCACGCATAGATTTTTCTAAATCTTTTATAGTAAAAGTACCTTGAACTACACCATCAACAAGAATACAAGCCATTACAAATCCTCCTCATTAATTAAAGTATAAGTAAATAGTTTACCGTGACCTTGACTAATTTGATGATGTACTAATGTCATAAATAGTTCAAAGTCTTTTTTATTAGCAAATACTTGACAACCAGCAGACCAATTATCTACTCTAGTAGAATGAGTTCCAGCTTTATGAATATTAATACCAAATGTACCTTCTTCTACAGTCTTTGGATTAAAGTCATAAACAGCATCTTTATTGTTATCTCTATAAACTTTTACAGGTTTATATTGAACAACTGCTTCATACTTACCTTTATGATAACCAAGTTTCCAAGCAGAATGATATTGACCAGGAACAAGTATAGCACAACCTTTATAACTTACAGGTTTAGTCATACTAGTAATACCAGGCTCAGTAGTAGCAGCAAATATATTTTTAGTTTTAATACCATGTATATCAATATATTCTACTACAATGACATCATCAAACTTATTAGTAACTTTATCACCAGCATTTCTGATACCAATAATATTAAGATTATACCTACCTTTAGTAAAATAGGCATATCCTTTATTGACGAGTATTTTGCTGAAATCAGCTTCACTTGCTTTATTAAATAATTCTTCATTCATATCTTATTATTTTAATACACCAAATACATAAAACATTCCAGTTTCTGGAAAACCTTTACAAACATATTTAATATTATCAACTTCTTCAACATGAAGAAGTCTAGTATTAATTCGCCTTCGTCTTGTCATATCACCATTGTATTTGAGTTTGTTTATTAAGAAGTCCTTTACTATTAAGATAAATTCTTCTATCTTGAAACATAGCATCTATTTCATTACGAATATACTTAATGTGATACCAAGTAACAACTTCTTTACCATTCTTATCTATTTCATACATTCCTCGTTTGTCACGTAATGGCATACCATATTGGTTCTTAATAAAAGGTGTTTGTATATGACAAAGACCTAAACCATAACATGGAATATTAAGTATCATTTCTACCATACGAGCATAAGTTGAAAGTTGTATTGTATAATGATTACCATTACAATTTTCTAAATGACCAAAAGGAGGAAGCATCATTTCGTGAGTATTACACCATTCACTAGTTAATTGAACCGGTTTAGCTTTCTTATCTTTACGATAAAATCCACTAGTAAAATGAAGACCATCTTTATTAGTTTTCCAATCAAGAATAACAAATCTATCAGGTCTTATACAAAGAACATCTATAGTACCACTAAGAAGAAGTTCTGGAACAAAACTTCCAATCTCTGAATAAATAGTATATCCTCTATTAATATAATATTGAAATACACTATAAATTTCAGGATATTTATTATTAGTAGCTTCTTTAAATTGTTCTATATCTAAAGGATGAGCTTGAAGATTTGGAATATCTGCAACAGTTATACATCTACCAGTTTTAACTTCTGTAAGATACTGAATAGCATCTTTAAACATACTACTTCCTTTAATTCCATCTTCAAGACCATTATGTGTAGCAGTACCACGTTCACAAGCTTCTTTTGTAATAGCAGCCCATTCTTCTTTGATACGCTTTTCACTAATACCACGTTCTTTAGCTTTCTTACGTGCCCAATAGTCTGCATTAAACTTTGGACAGTAGTTTTCAATATTAGTTGTAACACTAAGATATTCATTTCCTAAAGTGTCAGTATACTTATGACCTTCTTCTTGGAAATATAGAAAATTATTGTTATAATTACTATTCATATCTTTTAAGTTTAAACTTTAATAAGCACTAGCATCCATACTTGACGATACAGCCATTCCACCTCTTGCAGTCTCAGTTTCCTTTTCATACATAAGATTTTCTTTAGCTTCATCAAGTGATTTAAGAATCTTAGGTAAGTCAGAAGCCTTAGCGCTAACTTGATTAATCAAATCCATTATGTCACTAACATTTTCAACAGTTAGATTAGCTTTATCTCTAAGCTTTTCATTAAGCAACATATTTATAGCATCAATAGCTATATTTACATTATGAAGAGTTTTAAGAAGATTCTCAACTACTCTACCAGCTTCTCCAATATTAGCAGCATAATATCTACTTATTATCTTTCTAACAAGTTGATTAGGGATATAGTTAGCTGGCAATCCAGCTTGCTCAATAGCCATTTTAAGTGCTTCACCATCACTAAGACCACTTTGTTTTGCAGGAGACTTTGGGTCTCCCATATAATAAATAACTATACAGTCTTTTATGTACTGTGACTTATCTTTACTTTTATCTTGTTGATAAAGTGTACGAATATCTTTATCCATTAATTGACGAACATCTGGAGCTTGAGGCATTCCATTATCGTCAATAACAATCATGTTATCTATAATTAAATCTGTTCTTCGCATGGTGGTGAATATCTTAAATGAGCTATACCGTGAAACATTATATCAGCTTTTACTTCTCCTATTGTATCAACATAGTTCCAATATTGTCTTCTATTATGACTAACAATACGAGCAATTTCTAGTTTATAAACTTTGTTATATTTATAACGTTTACTTTCGTCAGCAAATAAAGCATGTTTAAAAGCTATATAATGTTCTTTATCTAACACTTCTCTAGCATCATTAAGAGCTTCTTTATTTTCTCTAGCAATAGCTGCTGTAAGTCGTTCTTTAATTTTTCCTATATAAGGAATGCCAGCAGTATCACCAGCAGAAACATACTTTTGACAAGACAACTCTAATGATGTTATTATTTCATAAGCTATTTCTTTATCTATAATATTGTCATCAATAGTTTTAAGAATATCATCTTTATTAACTATTGTAACATCATATCCACCCATTGCAGGAAACTTGCGAACTTCTAATTCATCATTCATTGTATTATTATTAATTTTATAAATGTAATCGGTATCGCTTCGGAGACTTGCGTCCCCTCCGCTATCGCTCTAGCCTCCCCGTAAAAGGAGTATATAGTTCATTCATAACTTACTCTAGTGTACCTCCTGGCACTAAATACATAGCTTCTTTACTTTCATCTTTAGTCATACTACCATGAATAAAAGCAGTAGCTACAACTTTAAAATCTACAAAATAAGTAGGAGTCATAACTCCAATAAGTCTCTTATTCAAATCAGTATTTGTCTCTGCAAGTTCAAGAAGTTTACTAGGAGTAAGATTATTATTAACTACTCTTACAGTGTGACCGAGTGCAATATCAGCAGGAGCAATAATAATAGTATCACCAAGTTTAATATTGTCATAAAAAGCAGTATTACTATTACCTTTAATAAACATTGCTACTGCACCAACATTAGCGTTTTTATTCTGTCTTACGCTACTTACAATTTCAATAGGACGAACTTTATACAAAATAGCAATAAGAGCATAATCTGGAGCTACATGAATATGCTGAGTAATCTTATTAAGATAATCAACATTGATTTCACTAAGTGTAGTTGGCAAACTAAGGAGATAATCTCCACCACGATAATTAACTTGTAAATTAACCATAACTTTAATATTTTAATTAATAACTAGATTATATACATCTTTTTCAAGTTATATAATATTTAAATAAACTGATTGAGGAACAACTAATGAAACTGGTGTTCAAAAGGATGCTCGAAAATCTGCTGCAAATATAGCTATAAATAATGAAGATAGACTATTATTGAAGTTTAATTTAATAAAATTAACTTATATTGATAAAAAGGCTTATCTATTTCATATCTTTTACGGGGCGGCTATATGAACTATATGGTTTAACATCTGTTCTAGTATAATGTTTACTAGTTATAACTTTATAAAGAGTATCATTGATATAATTAAGTTCACTACAAGTAATGTCAGCATAGGAATTTTAAAGTTAAGTATTATTAGTTTTAGGAAATAGAGGAAGAAATGGTAGAAATAATAATGGAAAAGGAGAAAAATACAATAAAGATAAGCTATAGATGAAGTTAAATAGTAACAAGAGATAAACATAAAGTTGAACTTAGAGAAACAAGGTTAAAGAAAAGGATAAATTGTTAGATAATAGAGAAAGAGATAAATAAGTTAAAGTAGGGGTATAGATTATATAATAAATAATTGTGAGGGGGAGAGTATTACTAGCAACCCCCGCCATTAAGATAACGAATTGAACTCCCCCGTCAAGGAGCTAAAGGAAAGCATGCTTCTCTCAATCAAGAAAAAACAAGAACAATTCATCAAGAAAAAAACAAGACTTGGCAGGAGAAGGACTTCTGCTGTTGGTCGTGTACCAACTGATTATAATTATTTAAATTTTTATGATTATGTTACAGATTAAAGCAGTTATCAATCGTGTTGAGTTGTCTAATGTTGATGGTGTTGTAAATATCAAGATATTTACAAATGCGTTATTTGACGGATTCCGTCGTAATGTTGATACCACAACTGGTGCAATCACATTTGAGAAAGCTAAGGTGAACTTTATCAAGTTTACCTTGAAGCAGTTCGTTCATTTTGTGAATGAGGTTGCTCCTCTGCATTCTTACTTCATTTCAGGTATTAATCCTTATGAAATGAGCCAAGAAGTAGCAAGAGATTTGCTACTTGGCAGTGTGATTACATTCACTAGTGAATTACAAGCTGCTGGCACAGAATACCAGCTTGCTGATGGTTCAAAAGCAGTGACTAAAGGAGAACGATATGATAATCAAATCAAAGCTATTGAGCCTTGTGATTTGAATCAGGCTATCATCTTTGACGCACCAAAGACTCCTACAATGGTTCTTGCAGCAGTTAATGCAAGCAAGACTGTTGTTGCTGAAGTTATTGAAGTTGTTGCTGAGAACAAGTAGTTTAACCTGGAGTAGAGCTTAGTGCTCTACTCCTTTAAAATGAAATGATTATGAAAAGTGATAAATTGCTTGATGCAGCATGTATTGCAACAATGTTGTTCTTCTTTGGAATAGCTTTTGTTGCATGTTTGTTGCGTGTTGGTTGAGTTCTTGCTAGAGTGGCTTATTGCTACTCTAGCTTGATTCTTCCTCTCGCAACTCATCAAGAAAGAAATGAGAGTACTCATCAAGAAAAGAACAAGACTTGGTCATCAAGAAAAAAACAAGACCCGACGATGAAAAGTTAGTGAAGTTCCTTATAAGACTTTTAAGACTTTTATTCTGTCTAATTATAGCGATAACCTCGGTGCTTAAAGAGAGGTTGCCCTTGAATAAGGTGTAAAAGGAATTGTTCATACCTGAGTAAGTATTAAAACTGCTCATTATTTTTAGTATTAATTAAAATAAGGAGAACTTATTATGAAAGCAAAAGTAATAAATGTAATTAGTAAAGAAGTTACTAATAGTAATGCTAAGTATTATGTTTATAAGTTTGTCATTGATAAACCTATAGATAAGCTTAGTGATGGTAGAATGATTATAGATAATACATTTACTCTTACTGAGTATGCTGCTAGGAAATATAAAGTTAATGCTAGTATTGTTGGTAAAACTATAGACTTTGATATAATTTATCATAAAGCTGGTGATACTTATAAAACTCCTTGGGGTGAAACTCTTGAATTTAAAAAATGATTGTACTCAAGTAATAATTAATAAAATAATAAAATAGGAGAACTATATTATGAATAACAAAATTGAGATTCTTAAAGCTATGGTTAATAAACCAATTAAAGTTGAGATTAAAGCTGAGGTTAAAGATGACCTTACTCTTGTTAGTAAGCGTTATATTTATTCTGTTGATACAGATTCTTGTGTAGTTACTAGAGAATATGTTAGTGAATATATAAAACCTGCTGATAGAGATGATAATTTTGAAACTATTAATTATACTGATATTGATGGAATTAGAATTATGGCTTAATGATATTGATTATGAGGATATTTATGATAATATTAATGATTATGAATATCCTTATAATTATATAAATAGAGAAGGAGTTTAATTATGAATAAAATAAGAGTTTTATTAAATGCAGTAAAAGGTAGTAATATTAAGGTTAATATTACTATGAATAATGGTATAACTTATAGGTGTTACGTTGCTGGTTATATTGATACTGACCGTTTTCTTGTAACTAGAAAATATGAAGACGAAAAGTATGATACAATAGATGTCAAATATGTTGGTCGTGTTGTAGTAAAGGCTAGTCATTAGCAATACATGTATACAACATTAATACGCACGCGCACGCACGCACGCGCACGCGCACGCACGTATATTTATATATAAATAAATATATAATATAATAACGTAGTTATTATATATTTATTTATATATAAATTAAGCCGAAAGTTGAGTGAAACGAGACTTGAGCCATTGTTACACCAATAAGAGTTAATAATTAAACAAATAAAGATATGAATAAACATTTAGTACAACAGCTAGTTAAAGCTTATAATGATTATCGTAATGATGAAATGATTTATATAATAATCGAATGTGATAATATAAGTTATAATTGTTATGATGGAGTAACTTATGGTAATAAAGGAATAGCGTTCGTAGATGAAGATAATAAAGCTATAATGTTACCATATGAAAATATAGTTGGAGTTAAAGTAAGAGTTATTTAAAGAGTGTGTTATAAAGTTGAAGTGAATGGAAGTGTATGTAGAAGAGTTGCCCTAACTATTCCTAGAACAATTCCTTATTCTCATCTTCCTTTCACTTTAACCTTATTACTAATCACATTACTCCTCCAACTATTATTACTGTTACTCATCAAACTTATCTAATCATCTATTTTATCTCCTTTATCTCTGGTTCTCAAGACTTTAAGTCCAATTCTTACTCTCTTAACCTGATTTACTGGATATTACTATACTTGATTTAATAAGTCCTCTTTTACTGAATGTTTAATCATAACATATATATTAATGTTATACATTTTCGATTATGGACATAAAAATATTCAAATGGCTATTAAACATATTAATAATACCATTTATGACTATATGTTTATCAATGATTATTGATGGCAATACTATTATTGGTATTATATTGTTTATAGAATTAATTTTTATGAGTGCTATAATTAATAATAACGATAAACATAATTAATATGAACATAGATTTAATGAAATATATAATGAAGATAATTGCAGTACCAATTCTGTTCTTATCGTTAATACTTATAAGTCATGGTGCTGATGACCATATAAGTTTTATAAATGTAATTGGAATTGTACTACTTTTTATAAGTGGTATTGTTATAATTAATAATGTCGATAACGATAAATAAAGACTTCCCATTTCCAAAATAAAGTTCAACTACTAGTACGGTCTGTGAAGATAGTACTAGTTTATTTATTAATTTAATTATTATAATTATGAAAAATAGAATTTATACTACAATAAGTATTGTAGGTTTGATTGGTGTTATGTGTTTTGTTATTTATCTTGTTGGTAATTTTATATATTTTGGAGTATATGAAATAAATGAGATAAATAATGATAATACTAATATTGATAATGTTTGTATTGATATAAATAATAATCAATGTAATGACTCTAGCCGCCCCGTAAAAGGTATGAAATATAAAGATTCAATAGATTCTTTATCATTTAGTAAGCATGTTAATTTATCTAATATAGATGGAGATAATTTCTATAGTAGAGAAATAAATGAAGGTTTAACTAGTGGTAAAGTATATAAATAAGATTTTCGAGTTAATAAACATATTATAAACATTTTAAATTAAAGAATTATGGATTCAAAGAAAGTTATTAGTGAGTTAGTAAACAATGGTGCAAACAATGTAGTAAAGGATGTTACTATTCGTAATATTAATACTACTGAAATGACAAATTATTCGAGAGTAGCTATTACTCTCGATAAACCTGTTAAGGGTTATGTAGCTAATCCTTATCTCGGTAAAGAAGCTGGTAAAGATGGTGTTCCTGCTGATGCTGATGTTACTAGTGAGTATGTAATTAGTCTTGTTAATGTTATCTTTGTAAGTAACTTTAGCTTGATTGCTACATTAAGAGAAATACCTGATGTAGCATTTGCTGGTAATGCACTTCTTGAATCACCTAAGAGAATTGGTGTAATTCTTAGTGGTGCAACTATTAATATTGTTCAGGAAGCTGTTGCTGAAGGACAGGAGTATAAGAATCCTTTCAGTGATAATGCTACACCAAGTGTTGTTAAACATGATAGTTATTATAACCACGTGTTTGATATTAGACTCGGAGCTTTTGGCAAACAGATGGTATTCGAGTTGGCTAAGCATATCATGTTTGACTAATATTTATAAGTAGTAGTGCTAGTAATAGTGCTACTACTATTTATTGTTTTATTTAAATAAGGAGAACTTATTATGTGTATAACAAAATATTATTTTATTAGTAATAGAGTTAAAGAATGTAGAGATGGTTCTTTAATGATTAGTACAAGTATGGGTATTAATCATGCTAGAAAACTAGCTAAAAAGCGTTTTCAAATGTATGGTTATAAGGGTAGACTTATTAATATTTATCCTTTTAGTGTTAGTAACAGTAAACCTATCGCAATATAAGTTAAAGAATATTGCAATATTAATCAAATTCATTATCTTTGCAGCAAATATTAATAAATAAACTATTAAGTGTTATGACAGATAATGAATTTGATTTAAATGCTCAAGAAGTTGATGCCTTCTGTATAAATAATGATATTGATGATTATGATTTATATGGAGAAATAAAAGCTGAGGACGGTGATGGTTCTGGCTTTGGCGATGATATTGACTTTGATTATTAATTTTAAACATAAGAGAATTATGAAAGAAAAAGAATTAAGTTCTGCTGATAAGTGTCGTAGAACTAAACTTAGTAAAAAGAGTGTTGAAGAACTTGTAAATATCATTCTTCGTAAAGATGATACTGAACGTAAATCATCTAAGACTATTGATACTTATAAAAAGCTTCAACTTACCAATGAAAAGAGAATTGAAATTCTTAAAGATTCTCTCGATAAGAGTGAAGAAATTCAAAGTAATCAAGAGAAAACTATTTATTCACTTAACACAACATTAAGTAATAAAACTACTAGTATTAATATTCTTGAAGAGCATAATAAAGCTCTTTATGGTAGAATTGATGCTCTTGAGAAAACAATTAAAGCACGCAATAAAGAAGCACGTATTTTATTTGCTACTGTTGTTGCTCTTATTTTAAGTAATATTATTCTGTTCTTTATATAATATTGCTATGGTTATGTAGTAGATATTTCGCTAAACGAAGAACTTATAAGTGTATAAGTTATATTTAGTACTTTTTTAATTATTATTAAGTTTAACCACTATTGCTTGTGAAAGTAGTAGTGGTTTTTTTAATATTTAATACTTATAATTATGAATGAAAATACTATAACTGGTATTGTAATTGCCGGTGACATATATAATGTTATGCCTAATGGGGTTAAATGTCCTCAATGTGCTGTAAAAGACCTTTGTTTTAAAGGTAAATTAGGTAGTAAAGTACAATTTGATTGTGCTAGTGTTCATCTTGAAAAGGTTAATATTGCACCTAATAAAGTTGATATTAATATCTTGAAAAAATCCATGCCAATTATTATGCCTAATTTTGGTATAAGTACTGTTAGTAATGGTAAAAAATGTAATATTTAAATTATGAGTAAAGATAGAAATAAACTTCCTGATGCTCCAAGTACTATTATTCTTAGTGATGATGTACTTGATGATATTTACTCTGATATGCAGGCTGACCAGGCAATTATGCTTGAGCAGTCCGGTATTTATGAGTAAATTCGATTTTTTCGTATTTTCCTAGGTTTTATGGCTCTCAATTAGTTTAGCTGATAAGTTTATCGGCAAATTAATTTGAGGGCTTTATATCGCAAAATAAAATATTAAATAAAATGATAATTGTAACTCAAACTCAACTTAGGAATAAAGACACTGAAGCTATGCTACTTTTACGTAATGAAATTAAAGCTAGTTTTAATACTAATGCTATTGATTATTTTACTATAAGTGCTGTAGCTGAAATTCTATATAATAAATTTAAACATAAGAAACATGATATAATATATCATACAGTTGCTTCTTATGACGGTATTAATAAACCATTTAAAATAAGAATTAATTATGCCAACAAATAGAAAAATGATGAAGTAAGTAAAGCATTTGATATTGATACTAAAATTGAGTATATGAACAAATTATATGAAGTAAGAGAAAGTAACTCTTGTTGTGATTGTTCTCTTGCTACTATTTGTTCTAGTAGTGATATATCTGCTGGTGATAGAAATGATGATGCTTTATCTAGAGATAAAAGAATTAATATCTTTGGTGAATGTTCAAGTCTTAGAAGACTTGATAAAAAGTCTGTAGTATTTGTAGAAATTTCTAAAGATGATTCTAAAGATAAGTATTACAAGATTGAACCTGTATTTAGAGATGATAATCCTAGTAAATTAAAATCTGTAGAATTTGATTTACCTAATGGTTATGTAATTGATAAAGATAATAGCGATTTAGATAAAGGTATTATTCGCTTTAAACGTAAATGGTTGACAATAGAAGAAATGTATAAATTAAAACCTATTGTTGCTTGTGAATATGTTATTCCATCTATTGCTATAAATTCATCAAGTCGTAAGAAAATAGTTTCTTTAGCTAATCTTATGGATATTGCTAGATACTTTAATGGTGATTGGGACTATAATGCTAATAGTGATGAATGTGGATATATGATAGCTTATGATAAAACTACAACAGAAATTTGTGGTTATCAAGTTATTAATATTAATGCTGATACAGATATGTATTTTGGCAATGTTATGTTTAAAAATGAAGCTGATGCTAAATATGTAATAGATAATCCTAATTTTAGAGACATTCTCGATAATATATTTAAAGTATAAAATTATGGGTGACGAAGATTTATATGTAGGTGATGTTAGAGACTATTATAATACTCAACGTATAATAGTTAAAGCTGATGAACATCCAGGTTTAATTTGTAGTAGTAGTGTTCCTGATGGTAAAACTCAACGTAGAGAACGTAGAGCTAAAGCTATTAGAAGAAGAAAGGGTAGACTATGATACTATGTAATAGTTGTCTTTATCAATTTGATATAAGACATTGTTGTTCTCCTGATTTCGGAGAAGTTGTACAATGTAATGCTTATGTTGATAAAAAAGACTTTTATAAACATTCTTCAAGACGTATAGGTTATATTATTCCTTATAACTTTCCTCTTAATACTCGTAGAGGTTTTAGAACTATATATTTTCTTATGAAATTAAGTAATCATGATATGACTACTGTAATTAAAGATATAATTGCTGTTAGACATGCTGGTATTAATTTCATACTTAATGTATGTGATAAGTTAGAAAAGGAAAATGATTGTATACTAACTTCTCTACGGGGAGGCTAGATTAATTAAATAATATAATAACTTTATAAAATAAAGAATTATGGACTATAAAAATAAGAAAGTACTATTCATTGATTTAGATGATACTTTAATTAAAACTATATCAGGTAAAACATTTCCTGAAGATATTAGTGATTTTAGAGTACAACTTCCTGTACTAGATAAAATAATAGAGAAGATGCCTAATCTTAGTATGCTTTTTATAGTAAGTAATCAAGGAGGTTTAAAGACTCTTACAGATAAACGTATTTTTAATTATAAGATATGGGCTGTAGAAGGTATATGTCATGGCTATTTTATTAATAAACTTAATAATTTTTCATATACTGATAATTTGTATTGTTGTTCTATGGATAAGAATAATACTTATCGAAAACCTAATACTGGAATGTTAGAACAATTATACTATCAATATAAAGTAAAGTCTAAAGACGAATGTATTATGATTGGTGATGCTTCTGGTAAACCAGGAGATTTTTCAGATTCTGATAAGAGATGTGCTTCAAGATTTGATATAGATTATATTGATGTAAGAGATTTCTTAGAATCATAATATAATTAATTAAGTTCTGCTAAGTGTAGTAATACGGCTTATGGTGCGAAACCAAGCAGAACTTCTAATAATAAATAAAACAATAAAGTTATGAAATATGAAGAATATATAATAGCTATTGCTCCTTTTGAAGATTTTAAAAATAGAGCAAATAATTGTAGTGATGATAAGTTTAAAAGTAAACTTATGGAAGCTTATGATAAAGGTTTATGTGAAATAGGTAGAAAAATTCTTATAGAGAATAATATTACTCCTAATAAACTTATTAATCAAGCTTGTACTCCTATGACATTTGAACCAATTAGTGCTAGAATTGATAAAAATAATGAAGTTATATTGATTGGTTATTTATATCAAGACCGTACTGATTATAAATCTAGACGAGAATATAAGTTAAATAACTTATTTAGTGATTATAAAACAAATGATTTTAAACATTGGTGATAAATTAAACGATTTATTTTAGTAATTATGGAAAATATTAAAGAAGAAACTATTTCTTATTTTATTTTAAAAGAATCTATTGCTCGTAAAGATTATGATAATAGGATTAAGAATTTAACTAATAAATTCTTTAATGATAATCATATTCCTCTTAAAGTAGGAGATAGAGTTATGATTGCTAATGGTAAAGTAGGAACTATTGTAAGTCTCTATACCGAATCTTATAAATATATTCATTATTATAAATATATTCCTATGATAAAAATTGAGCTTGATGAAAATAAAGACTTAGAATATATTGCAGCTCTTGGTAGTATAAAGAAAATATAATCATCTTATTGATGACGTAACAATAATATTAATTAATTAATTAAACTTTTTGTAAAATGGCAAAGAAACATGACGAAAGAAAGGATTTAAAGTGTGTATCAAAAGTAGCTGAAATTAATGGTAATCATATCATTGTTCCAACTAACACTGTAATTGGTATTCACATGTGGGGTAGAATTGATTTTCTAGTTCATTATTGCGGTTATATTCTTAATCGTAGTAGAACTGTTAAAGCTTCTAATCTTAAATTTGAAGATTCTGGTGTAAGTGTTAGGGAAGCTAAGAAAATCAAGAAGGAACATAAACTTTCTAATAAGAAAAAGTAATGGTTACAGATTTCAGTAAATTAAAAGTTAACCTTAATTTTAAGATTAAGGTTAAACATAAGACTAGAGCACCTGCTCTTAAACAAGATAAAGTCTTAACTAAACATATAGAGACTACATGTCGGTATGATAACGGAAAGTTCTATGTTGTTATTCCTAATTGTGTATATAAACATAAACTTAAAAGTGGTGTAGATATAACAGATATAGGAACTAACGATATAACTTTAGAGTTTACTCCTGAATCATTTGATTTACATGAAGCTGATAGAGTGTTTACTATACATGGTCAAGATAATGGTAAATATACATGTTTGATAAGAAACGAAACTGATAGATTATTTAAGAAACTAAACAAAGAACAATATGTTCCATTTTGTAAGAACTGGACTATAATTGTTAGAATTGTTCGACGTGTAGGAGTATTATATGCTGATTTTCGTTCTTTAAAATCACATAATTTATATTATAATTTAAAACAAGATAATGAGGATGAATAAATGCACAATGAAGATACATTAGTTGGAGGTCCTTTGAATAGGACTGATAAAAATAGAGCTGAAATTGCTGGTCTTACAAAGGACCAGCAAAAAGCTTATCAAGGGCTTATTGAGTTTATTAATAAGCCCTTTAATCGTAAAGATTTTAAGCGTGCTCTAGTTGGTGCAGGTGGTGTTGGAAAAACATTCCTTTTAAAGACTATTTTAAAGAATTGTAATATTAGTTTTTCACAAATTGGTGTAAGTGCTCCAAGTCATAAAGCTTGTAGAGTAATACGTGATTCTCTTGCAGGATTACCAGTTAATGTTAATACTATTCAATCAGACTATGGAATGAGACCTGATTATAATATTGACAAATTCAATGAACGAGATATTCAATTTAGTCGTCAAGGTAGAATAAAAGTTGAAGATTATAATCTTTATGTAGTTGATGAAGCTTCTATGATTAATAAAGCTTTGTTTAATTATATGTGTAAGGTTTTAATTAACAATTGTTGTAAACTTCTACTTCTTGGTGATGTTGACCAAGTACCTCCTGTTAATGAACTTGAACCTTCTGCTTTTAAGAATGTTACAACTTATAGATTAACTCAAATTGTAAGACAAGATGAAGATAACCCTATAAGAGAACTTTGTAGTATGCTTAGAAACGATGTAGAACACAATACTTTTACGTTCCTTAATTATATAAGTACACATAAAAGTGAGTTTGATTCTACAATGACTAAAGGTTTTATGGTTTGTAATAGTGCTGAATTTCAGCATCAAGTCGAACTTCAGTTCAGTGATGAAGCAATAACTAAAAATACAGATTATGTTAAAGTTATAGCTTATACTAATATAGCTGTTTCTGCTTGGAATAAGTTTATTAGAGAAGCTATAATTAAAGACAGTGAAAAATCTGTTATTACAAAAAATGATTTAATTACTTCTTATATAACTCTTGTAAATGAATTTAAAGAGACTATTATAAGAAATAGTGAAGATTATATTGTAAAAGATATTGCTAATTATACTCATCCTAAATATAGCATTAAAGGATTTATGGTTAAGTTCCAAGCTGTTCATGGTGGACAAACTACTTCTCCTTTATTTGTTCTAGACCATAGAGATAGATATTCTGTTAAGAGATATTGTGATATATGCAATGATTTAATAGAACAAGCTAAAAATGCGTCTAAACAACAACGTGCTGCTAAATGGAAGAAGTACTTTGAGTTCCGTGAAAGTTGTTTGATATTAATCAATATAGCAAAAGCTGATGGAACAGTACTTCATTATCGTAATTTAGACTATGGTTTCTCTGTAACTGCACACAAGAGTCAAGGTAGTACTTATAACGTTAGTATGGTTGATATTAATGACATTGTTTATGACAAGAATGGTCATCCTTATAATAATGCAAAAGATATTAATCGACGACTTTATGTTGCAGTCAGTAGAGCTAAAGAAAAAGTAATTTTAAGATATGGATGAAGTTAATTTAAATCCTTTAGATTACAGAAAATTTCTTAAAGGAATAGAAGATTGTAAAGAACAAATCAAATATTATCAAAGCGTAATAGCTGATGTAGTTCTTAAAAATTCTAACCTTGAAGTTAATGATTCTGTAAAGCTTGAGAATAAAGGTGGAATTAATAAACTTTATGGTATTGTAGTTGGTGCTAAAGCAGTTATTAAAGATGATAATGAAGTACATAAACTTGTAACTGTAATGCCTGAGAATGTTAACACACCTTTCGATTTCGACCTGACAGAATGGTCAATTACTCTACGTGTACGCTAGCGAAATTCGCATAATGCGTATTTATTTGCGATTTAAGCCCTTTATGGGTATGGCATGATTAATCATAAAGCCGCCCCGTAAAAGGCATGTATACAAGAATTTAAAATATTAAATAAAATGTGTAGTAATGATTGGAATAAACTTTCTTTTAAAGAACGTGTACAACGTTACATTAGTAAAAAGGAAGAAATAGAAACTGACTATAAGAGTAACCTGAAAATTCTTAATGAAATAGCTTCTGCTGATATTATTGCTAATTGCCCAATCAAAGTTGGTGATGTCTATGTAACTGAAAGTAATAATGCTTGGGGTGTTAAACGCCAGTATTATAAAGTTACTAAACTTGAAGCTAATGTTAATGGTTCGGTTCATGTTTATGGTTATAAACGTAAACTAGATAAAACTTGGGGTAAACGTGATAACATATTCATGTTTATTGTTTCTATACATGATAATTTTGCCGTTGAGCATTATGAGAAAGTAGAAAATTATGTTGAACCTAGTAAAGATTAATTAATTATGAAAAGAAGTGATAAATTAAAAACTCGTAAGCGTATTGAAAATGGTTATAACTTTCCTAGTCTTATGACTATTAATAAATATCCTGGAAGTGCTCTTGGATATTATCGTAGCTGGTAAGTAATTATGATTCCTAAAGTATGTGAAGGTTGTCCTTTAGGTATGTTTAATACCAAGTGTAAATGTCTTAGTGGTGTTGGTAATCCAATGTCTGGTATGATTATTGTTGTACCAAATGTTGATTACAATGCTTATAAGAATAGAGGAATGACTTTTAGTAAGTATGTGGAAATAGTAAAAGAAACTATCATGCCTTTTACGGGGGGGCTAGAGCAACTAGACCCTTTTATTGTTCCTCTTATTCGTTGTAAGCTTGATAATAAATGTCCTGTAAATGAAAATATAATTAATAGATGTATGTTACATACATTTGCTGATATTAGAATGAATGCTATCAATAAGATAATGCTTCTTGGTAGTGCTGCTACTAATTTTGGTTTTGATATTACTAAAGGTAAAGATAAACTATATTATATAGCTTCTCATGTTTACAGTACAAATTACTCTCCTTTTATTAAGTTTATAGATGATAATAAATACGATGAATTTCGTAATCGTCTAGTTAAATGGCTTATTGCTAATAAAAATAATAATTATAATGGAATGGAAATAGTAAAGATAATAAATGATTCATAGTTTAGCTGTAGATTTGGAAATCTTTGAGAATATGATTTCATTTACTTTTGTAGATTTAAAAGATTATCTTAATAAATTTGCAGATTGTAAAGGTGCTCTTACTGATAGTTTAACAGTTGAAGAAATAACATCTAGACTTGATAAAGTTAAAAGCTGGATATTTTATGTTAGTGATACAGATGATTCTCAAATGTTGAGTATTATAGATTTCTTTGAAAAAATGAGACCTGTAGAACATGAAGATGGTTCTGTTGACAGATATGATTTATATGGTTATAACAATCAAGGATATGATGATATATTGATTAAAGCATTTCTAATGTATTGGAATCGTTTTGATAATACAAAACAACTTTGTTTATTTCTTAAAGAAGTAAGTGATAAAATTATTTCATTACAAGATGATAAAGACGCTTTATGGAAAGATAAACTGATAAATCTTATTCGTAAATATAGAGTTCATTATGTAACTGTAGATTTGTTTAAGATATTTGCTCTTAATTCTGCTGGAGTAAATTACGATAAAGAAACTGGTGAACGTAAGAAGTATGGTAAAAGTTTAAAGCAAGTTAGTATTAATCTTAAATGGTATAATCTTCTTGATTTTAAACTTCCTCCCATTGACGATGAAGAAGGTGATATATATAGAAAAAGAGCTGAATATAAAGGCATGACAAATGAACAATTAAATTATTTGATTACTGCTGACTTTAGTAGGTATCTTCTTCCTAAATATGTTAAGCCTATGTTATATTATAACAAGAATGATGTATTTCTTTGTTGTGAAATGGTAAGGCAAAAGCCTGATGAAGTTATACTTAGATATAGTCTTGGTCACGCTTATAGAATAAACTTCTTATGTAGTGCTAGAAGTAATATTGCAGATAAACTATTAAATAAGTTTTATGCTGAACGTAGTGGTTTACATGAAGATGCTTTTAAAAATCTTCGTACACAAAGAACTGCTCTTAGTTTTAATAAAATAATATTTCCTCATATTAAGTTTAAGACTAAACAACTTCAAGATTTACTTGAAGAAATGAAGAAAGTTGTTATATATAGAACTAATAAAGATAGTTTTGTACGTGAAATAGAATTTTATGGCACAACGTATACTCTAGCAACTGGTGGTATTCATACTCAAGATAAGCCTGTAATACTTGAAAGTACTGATAAATATGTTTATGTTCATCACGATTATACATCATACTATCCAAGTATAATGATAAGTTATGAAGTAGTACCTGCACACCTTAATCGTAAAGTGTTTGCAAAAATGGTAGATTACTTTAAACAAACTCGTGTTAAATGTAAACATACAGACGATAAAGATGGTTTTGTAGTACCAGGAGTTCATAATAAACTTGCAGCAGAAGCATTGAAGATTGTAATCAATGCTATTTACGGAAAGTATGGCTATGAAAATTTCTGGCTTTATGATAGACTTGCACAAATGAGAGTTACAATCAATGGTCAGTTAATGACAATGACTCTTTGTGAATCTCTTGAATTAGCAGGAATACATGTAGTTAGTGCAAATACTGATGGTATCGTTATAAAACTTCCTTATGACAAAGTTGATGTTTATAATCAAATTTGTAAAGAATGGAATGAAACTAATAAGATGTCTGCTGATGATGAACATTATAAGATACTTGTTAGTTTAAATGTGAATAACTATTTTGATATTCAAAGTAACGATAAAATTGAGTATAAAGGAGCACTAGACCCAAAACAGTATATCAAAGACCTTAAAAAGGGATATGATATGCCAGTTGTAGCTACTGCTGTATTTGAGTATTTTGCTCATGGTAAATCTGTAATGGAAACCCTTCGTAATCATAAAGATATTCTTGATTTCTGTAAAACTCAAAATGTAGGTAGACAATTCGAAGTTGTTTATCAAAAAGTAGTTGACGGAAAAGTGGTAGATGTACATAGTCAACGTCACGTTAGATTTTATGTATCTACTAAAGGAGTTGTGATTATGAAGCAACATGTAACTACTGGTGCTCGTAGTGTTTTAGCTAGTGGAAAACCAGTACAAATTCTTAATTTACTTGATGATAAAGATATTAGTGAGCGTAATATAGATTATGCTTATTATTATGAAGAAGCTTATAAGATTATTAATCCTATTAAGCTTGGAATAAGTCCTAATCAGAAAGGTAATTCAAAGAATAAAACTCTCAGTGGAAAATCTTTGTTAAAGAAGAATTTTGGATTATATAATGATTTATTTGATAATGAAGAAGAACAATGACAGAAGAAGAATTGCATGAAAAAAGTGTTTATCAATGGAGAATAAATAAAGGAATTGGAACTTTTATAATTCCTGCTCCTTTAGATGTTCTTAGACCTTTATTGATGATACTTCCTGCAATGTATAATAAAAGTCCTACAATAGAGACTGATATTATAGTTGCAGACTTTGTAGATAAAGACAAAGTTAATGATTATCTATTACATAAGAGTGAACCTGTTCATGCTAATGTTTATAGTAATTTTATTACTAGAGGATTGATTAAAATTTTAACTGTTAGTGAAGCTACAGATATATTTAGTCATCTAAATCCTACTTTAGTGGTTATTTATAATCCTAAAGAATGTCTTTATTGTTATGTAGGTCTGCTAGACAAAGCAAAGTTTAAGTTAGTGTTATCATCAACTTTACTTACTGGTAAGTTAGAACAGATTAATAATTTAATTCCTAGAGTTGGTTATTATAATCAAGCTAGTGTAGATGAAATCCGTTCTAGCCGCCCCGTAAAAGAAGTATTAGTTCCTTTAGTTATAGGTGAAGATAGTAATCTTAAAAAGAAACTTGATTATTATAATAAAGAAATATCTACTGCTATAGCTATCTTTGGTGACTTTGAAACAATTAAGATGGCTCGTCTAGGTAATAGTAATACTAATAGTTCTAGTATGGCTGTATGTTATAACATAGCTCGTCAAAATGGTTGGAATGAGAATCTTGATATGACTATTCAATTTAATGTTGAAATAGATGAACTTTATTCTCCAAATGCCCTTAAAGAACGTGCTAGTGGAATATACGAAATTATTAGAAGTAGAAGTCTTGCTCTTGCTTCTTCTGATGAGAAACTTAGTTATATTTTAAAGATTATTGAAGATAATGCAGATAAGAATATTCTTATTATTAATAAACATGGTGACTTTGCAAACGAAGTAACTAAATATATTAATGATAATACTCATTATAATACTTGTTATAATTATCACGATAAAGTAGAAAATATTCCTGCTATTGATGATAATGGAAATGAAGTTTTAATTAAGAGTGGAGTTAATAAGGGAAAACCAAAAATGCTTGGTGTAAAATCTCAGAAAAATTTAGCTCAAAAGTTGATGAACAAAGGTGCTATTCACGTTTTGTCTACAAATGCCTCTCCCGATAAGGATTTAGCCGTAAATATAGACGTTGTTGTAATTACGTCGCCGTTGTGTGATACCATGGAGACCTACTTATATAGGCTCTCAAAGGTTCAATTCGCAAAGGAAGTACAATTATACACCTTATATTATAAAAGCTCTTTAGAGGAGAAAAAACTAGATGAGCGTGTTATTGGCGCAAGTCATCTAATTCTTAATAAAACTGAAATTGAAGTTAAAAGTGATAATAATTATGATTATTGTATTGTAGATTGAAAAATTATGCTTATCTTTGCAGCGTAAATAAGAAACAAATATAATTGCTCTTTGAAATAATGAATGAAGTTGAAACAAAAACCGAAGAAAGTCATGGTTTATCTGTTAGACATGATGATGTTAATACAGGTATCAGAGTTCTAAATCTTCTAGATGAGAAACAACTTGCAAATGCAGAAGTATTTCTAAAGAAGATTATTGCTACTGATAAAGGTGGAGTTAAAAGTGTGAATGAAGGTCTTGCAATTTTAATGCGAGCACAAGACTTACGCTTACCATTTAGTACTTGTATAGAACATATTCATGTTATTAATGGAAAAACTGGTCTTGATGTTCACATCGCTAAAGCACTGTTATCAAGGGCAGGTATAGTCTGGGAAATAACAAAAGATTATGTACCTCAGTATAAATATACTGATGGTAATAGTGTTTACGATGAAACACATCTCCCAGATTATTGTGTTAAATGTCGAAATCAGAAAGAAGCTGAAAGTAAAACTACTGATGATGTTATTGGTGTTTATCCACTTAGATATTACATAGATTTGAAAGGTAATATTTATGATGAATTTCAAATATCTAGTAAATGTGTTAAGTGTATCAATACAATTCAAGCTACTAAAGTAGCTCAAGAAGGTAATTATCCTGTAGTTAGAACAGCAGCTAAACCTATTGATTTTGTAACTGAGTACAAGTTTACAAGATATAAGAAGATATATGGCAAAATAATTGAAGTTCATGCAACTGGTCATTTCTCTTATGTTGAAGCTGCACAAGCTGACTTGTTTACTAAAGATACTTTTAAAAAGTATACTAGAATAATGATTGGACATAGAGCCTTTTTCTATGGAGCTAGAGAAATAGCTGGTGATATTTTAATGGGTTGTATGTCTGATGATGAATTATCCGAAGTAGTTAACAATACAAATCCTAATGTTGACAACTTTGTAAACGTAGAAGATTTAACAGAAGATGTTACTCCTACAGAATAAGGATTTAAAATAGAGTTTATTAAATAGTATTATACTATAATTTATTATTAACAATTTAAATATTTAAAATTATGAAGATTAACGGTTTATCATTCGGTATTAATGTAGTTGCAAGTGGTGTTAAGGTTAGCTCAGTTATCACAGAGCCAGTTTTGGTTGCTTCTAGTACAAAGGGCGGTTTCAATATTTCAGGAGCAGTTTCTAAGGCTCTTGGTCTTTTGCCTGGTGACAATATTATGTTTGCTAATGATGCAGCAGATGTAGAGAAAGCTGTAATTAATCGTGTTGATGCAGTCGTTGAGTTTGCTCAGAACAATGGTTTTGACCTTGATACTCCAGAGGGTACTTCTGCTTGTGTAGCAGCCATTACAACTTGGTATATTGCTAAGGGTGTTCCAATGTTCAAGAAGACAGGTGAGCCTATTATGGTTAATGTTCGTCTTACAAAGGAAGAGAAGAAGAAGTACTTCGATGAGCATGTAGATGAGGTTATCAAGAATAATCGTGATAAGTTGATTGCTGCTTATGAACTTGCTGAGACTGCTACCGATGAGGAAATTAAGGCTGCTTTCAAGGTAGATGATATGCCTTCTCCACAGATGCAGTCTGTAAGTGGTTGTAAGCTTGCTGCAAGTGGTACTGCAACTGGTACTGGTTTGAAGCTTTCATTCTCTGATACTAACAACTGGGAGCAGTTGAAGTCAGACCTTGAGGACAAGACTTCTATGAAGCGTATATTTGATGTAGACATCAAGAATCCTATTGTTTCTAAGTACAATAATGGTAAGGACGATGTAGATATTACATTCTATGCTCTTGGTGAGTATAAGGATGAAGTTCCTTCTCGTACCGGTAAGAAAGGTGACGCTGATGATACACAATCAGATGCAGAGTAATTTCATTCATTAAATAAAAATCTTATTTATGAGGGAGAAGAATAATAATCTTCTCCCTTTTTTAGTCAATTTTATAAACGTTTTAAAACTTAATTAAGTTATGACAGAACATGTTAATAGTGCAGCAGATAATGCGCAGAATGCTGCAAAGAAAGTAATTCGTAGAGGTATTAATAACAACACTCAGGCAGTAAGCCGTTTGAAGTTCCATGAGAAAGATGCTGCTCAGAATGGGTTATTTATGGCTCATCTTGATTCTGTAACTGTTGAATGGTCTCAAAGTGCAGATGGTAATTCTTTTGCTGGTTTGAAGATGCCTCGTTTGGTATTTACATTTGCAAGTAATCACACTGATGCAAAGGAACGTCGTTACGCAGTTAAGACATTGTTCCCTATTGAGAGTAATGTTGATACTATTCCTAACGGAGATAAGGCATGGCAAGTAGACAACGTACTTAATACTATTAAGCATATTCTTGACGTGTTCTATTTCAAGGGTCGTGAAATGACTGTTGAAGAGGAAGATGCACTTACTCTTGATTTTGTTGATTTCACAGTATATAAGGATGGTAATGTTGAGTATGAAGCGGTAGATGCTCAGGCAGTTCTCGATGGTTATCGTAAGTTGTTTGATAACGCTGCTGCTATGCTTAATGGTCAGTTTAATATTGCTGCTGATGTCGTTTCTAAACCTTGCTTTAAGGATGCTAATGGTAAGTTCATTAATTGTTGGATTAAACTTCTCCGTGCAGTTCGTAATCGTAAAGGTTCTTGGGTAGATGTTGATAAGAGTAAAGATTTGTCTTTCCCTTCATTTGTAGGCAATGGTTTTGTCGAGATTGTTAAGATGAAAGATAATCAGATTCTTCCTCCAGTTATTTTGACTGTAGATAAAGTTAAGGAATCAATTACTCCAAAGGATACTGAACCTAAAGCTCCAACTATCGGTGCTCCTGGTATTCCTGGTATGCCTGGTGGTGCTGCTATTGTTCCTCCTACAGCTGGTAACGACATGGTAGGTAATTATAATAATTTCGACCCAACTGCAAATACAGATATGCCGTTCTAAGCAAATTGTTATTATTCTTCTAATGGATTTAATGTTCTAGGGATAGTGATGCGATACTTCGTGTCGCTATCCCTTTTTTATTTATACAATATGAAACGTACAATTAATACTACTAAACTTACAAAGGCTTTTATAGAGTCTCGAATAAGTCAAGAAGCTATTGTTGCAAAATATCTAGATATTCCTATCAATGTTGTAGATGATTGTGTTAAATATAATCATCTTATTAAGTCTGTGTTTAGAGATGATGATACTGATAGTAGTATGGGTATTGCATATAATGTAAAAGGAAGACTTAAAGTTCGAGATTTTAATGGCTGCTTCTTTGGTGATGTATATGATGTAGTAGCTTACGTTCTTAGTATTGTTTATGAAAGACCTATTAGTACTGATAATAAACAAGATTTCTATTTTATTCTTAAACATATTTATAGTGTGTTTAGTGATGATATAGATAATCGAGTTAATCATTATGAGATAGATGAATCTATTAGAAATGCTCTTATTAAAAGTAAATCCAGAAAAGCTATTATCGAAATTGTTCCACGTAGTTGGAATAGTAGAGATAAAGCTTATTGGAATAAACTTGGTGTAAATCTTGCTTATCTTAATACTCATTTTGTTATTCCTGTTGAACAGTATTATATAGATAGAAATAGTAATCCTACTCCTAGATATGGATATACTACTAAAGACCCATGTTATGCTTATATGCTGGGTAGAAATAGACAAGGAATATATCTTATAAAACTTTATTTCCCACTTAGAGATAGAACAAAAGAAAGGAAATTTATAACTAATTGCAATGTGCTTGAAGGTCTTCCTAATCTTGAATTAGATAATTATGATTATATTATAATTACTAAATCAAGTAAAGATAGATTAAGTTTAGGTAATCATTTAGTTAATCATACCTTTTACGGGGGGGATAGAAAGGCTTTAACAATAGGTGTAGTTAATCTTCCTAGTGAAAATTATAGATTAAAAGCTAACGAATATGATTGGTTAAAGAATCGTTTAGCTGATGATGGATTAATTGTTAGTTTATTAGATTTTGATAGAACTGGTCGTGATGGTGCTGATTATCTTTTAAGTACTTATAATATTCCTTATTTGTTCATTACTCGTGGTGAGTTTGGTCTTGAAAATTATGAATGTAAGGATTTTGCAGATTTGCATTATAAATATAGTAACGATGAAATAGATAATTTTATAAAAGATACTCTTAGATATGTCGAGTTACGATACAGAAAAACTAAAGGTAATTCCGATGCCTATTTCAAAAGATTATCAGACTGTGATTTACCATACTAATATGACTAATAAAGAAGGAAGACCAACTGAACAAGTTCGTATTCTTATGGCTCCAATTACAGAAAAAGAAGAAGCTTTGCTTGATGATGGCAAAGCTTTTATCATACATAGAGGTGATTTATCTTTTAATTTGAGTTCTGATAATGTTTTTGCTTATGGCGAAGTTGATTTTCATAAAGGTACTGAGGACTATGAAAATATAGATTCTTTAATACCTTATAGAGATAGTGTTCATCTTCCTTTACATTATGATTATGATACTCATACTTGTAAGACAAAAACAAAATGTTATCAAACTTATGAAACTGATAATATTGGAGCTATGGCTCAATATGCGCATGGAAGACTTGGTAAACCGAAAAGAGTTGTAATATTTAAACTTATTGCTAAACACTCATGATTAAGTTCCCAAAGAAATATACAATGGTAGTAGATGAACAAGTTCAAGCTATGGCTGTTAAAGATGTTAGTACTTGTGGTGCTGATGAATTTGTTGCTAAAGCTTGTGTTCGTCTTGATTGTTCTCGTATTAAAGATGATATGAGAATGATGCAAACTGTAGGTACTCCTTATAAATATGAAGTTACTCGTACTCTTATTGGAATTGATTATGCTCTTCAACAAGGTTGGATTGATGAAAATAAGAAAGATGAGTATGTTTCTAAACTTGTAGCTTTACATAAACGTAATCTTAAATATGAAGAAGATAATCCTCCTATCATATATGACAAGAAGAAAGGTTTAAAGAAGACTACTCGTACTACTAGAAAGAAAGCTAAAGAAGGAACTCTTGATGGTTTTGAAAAACCTAAGAAAGAAAAAGCTCCAACTGCTGCTCAATTAAATGCTCAAGCTAGAGCTAAACTTATTAGTAAATTAAAAATTAAGTTATGATACTATTTAAAAGAAATGCCAAAGGTGACCCTATTTCATGGAGTATTCACGAATGGGGTCAAGATAATGAGTATATAGTTCATTATGGTGTTGTAGGAGGGCATAAACATAGCGAAATAATTAAAGCTAAACTTAGTAGAGGTAATGAAATTGAATCTCGTATTAAGGCTAAGCGTAAAGAAGGATATAAAGAAGCTTCTGAACTTAAAGATAATGCTCCTTTAAAAATAGAAGGTGATGTTAATATTCTTAATTTTCTTAATACTTATCTTCCAAAGAATAATACTACTGATGAAGGTTTTGTTCTTCCAATGCTTGCAAAAGTACTTAAAGATAATAAACCTTTTGATAAACGTAGTTATTTAGGTCAGTATAAAATTAATGGAGTTAGATGTATTGTTGGTGCTGAACAAACTAATGATATGTTTAATCCTGTTAGACTTACTTATCGTTCTAGAGAAGGTACTGATTGGACTTCTAAACTTACTTGGATGGATGAAGTAATTCTTCCAGCTATTAAAGATGATTTGCTTGATGCTATGATTGAAGAAGGAGCTTGCCTTGATGGTGAACTTTATATTCCTGGTTATAAAGTAAATGATATTAATAGTTTTGTTAAGAATGAAAAACTTCCTCAGCATCTACTTCTTCAGTATTGGTGTTATGATATTGCTATTGATAATATGAGTTATGAAGCTAGACGTAAGTTTAAGATTGATAACATAAATAGACTATGTTATACTTTTGATACTTATGAACAGCATCTTAATAATAAGAGTAAACTCATATTATTACCTGATGTTAATATTGCTAATATTTATGATGCTACAAGATTCAGAGATAAGTTTATAAGTCTTGGTTTTGAAGGTCTTATTGTTCGTGATATTAATTCTGCTTATCAATTTGGTGCTCGTAACTTAGCTATGCTTAAATATAAACGAGTTGATGATGCTAAGTTCAAAATTGTTGATGTTATTCCTGAAGGAGTTAGAACTAATCTTTGTAAACTTGTCCTTAGAAATGACATTAATGATGAACTATTTGAATGTACTCTTAATTTTGACCATTCAAGACAAGAGTATATTTTAAAGAATAAAGAAAAGTTTATTGGTAAATATGCCTTTGTAGAGTATAGAGAACGTTCTGGAGTTAAGAGTGTTCCTTTTCATGCAAAGGCTATTGATATTAACGATTAAAAATTTAAAGTTATGATTACTAATTTATTAAATTCTATAGCTAAAGCTTGGATTAAAGCTGAACAGGCTAGAAAAGAAGGTAAATCTGAAGAAATAGTTAATTATATTATTAGAGATATAATTAATGACGGTTGTGGTTTAAGAATCGGTTCTATAATCGATTATAATCCTAATCGAAAAGAAGCTAGAAAATATAGTACACCTAATAAGGAATTTGTTCCTGAACGAAAAATTGGTATAGTTACTAAAATGACTGTATATTATAGACCTATTGCGATTAGTGTTGATGCTGAAGAAGGTATGGTACCTAAAGAAATTAATATTGGTCTATTGCAATTAGGAATACATGTACCTACAGATGATTATAGTGTTTGTGGAAAAGGTGATTATATTATCAATATTGATGAATTTAATATCAATAATGATGATATTAATTATGTTTGTAATAATGCTCTTACTTTATGTAAATAAATTATGAATTTAAACGCTTATGATAATGTAAAAGAAGAATTAGATAAACATAAAACTTGGTATTCACCAAAGTTTAGAAGATTATATAGTAGAGAAATAAAGTTTAGAATGTTTTATAAGTTTCTTAAACGATGGAATGGAACCATTAAACGAAATGATTATTTTCTAGCTATTAGTATGAGTAATACTGATGGCAAGTTTTATAGAGCTGAAAGAGATAATTATAGTAGGTCGAAATTTTCTATTCCTAAAGAACTTATTGAAGATTCTATTCTTAATTCTATAGTTGAAGATACTAATGTTGAACTTAAACTTGTAGATAATCAAGTTGATGGTGAAGTATATCAATTAAACATATAATCATCTAGCATGAAAGCCGCCCCGTAAAAGGTATGTACGCTTAGACCTACTTTCCTTGCTACGTGAGCGGCTTTCTCATGCCTGCTTATATCTTCGTAACAAATTGAATTTGAACGCCTTACACGAGAATTTGAAATATTAGATTTATCTCAAGTGCCTGGCATTCAATCCGGTATGTGTATCGAAATTTCAAAATTTGTCACTTTTTAGCTTGATATGAGACATTTTGTTAAATTGTGGAACAACTATACACTACCCAAATTTCAATACGTTATACGAGAATTTAAAATATTACAGAAAATGGCTTATGTACAAAATGGAGTAGGATATACTTTAAAATGTGATAAATGTGGAACTTTATTACATAGAAAAGGAAAAGACAAACCGTTTCTTTCATTAGATATTGATGAACTTGATTCTGTTGCTAAAGAATACGGTTGGTTAATTAATAAACAAGTACATAAATGTACTTATTGTAGAACATTTAAAAAATAAATTATGGCTAAAAGTAAAGTAGGTGCTGAACCTAAAGGTAGAGTTAAACATTCGTTTACTAAAGATGCCGGTATTCATGAAGGTATTCATCGTGATGAACCTGGTTGGTATGATGGTAAACTTCATTGTTATTGTTTTGGTTATGGTTATTTCTTCCATAGAGGAAAGCCATTAGGAGCAAAACTTACTCCTGATTACATTAAAGATAATTGGGATAAAGAAGGATGGTGTGGAGGACTTAAAGGTGCTTGTATGGCTGTTATTAACCGTGAACGTAAAATAGCTGTAATTAAAGAAGGAACTGATTATTCTTGGAGTATTGAAACTGGTCTTCCAATAGGTTATACTATTTATAAGACTGATGAAGATATTCCTATTTATGATATAACTGAACCAAAGAATAAGAAAGTGCTTATTAAGATGCACATGACGTATCTTATTAAAAAGTATCTTGGAACATTTTATCATGAGTATAAAGTTCTTAATAGTGTAAGTAAACAAATTCCTTATTATTATGATGTAAATCGAGAACAATATTTTACTGAGATTAAACTTTTTGCTGATAAATATAAGTTTATACCTAAGTGTAAACCTTTATATACTAAACCATATTGGGTAAATGATTATAAAGTTGATTTTCCTACTATTAAAACCATTCTTGAAGATAAACTGTTTAGTGATGAAGAAAAACTTAAAATTGAGAAATGTAAGTTCTATACTAAGTTTTGTCTTTATAAAGGTATTAGTTGGAAAGAACTTGATAAGAATTGGTCTGACGACTATATTGAAGAAATAAAAATCAAAGATAAAGCTAAAGCTGAAGATTTTGATAAACTTGCTAAGAGATATGCTGATAAGTCAGAAGCTAATTATAAAGAAGCTTTATCTAAGGTAAATAGTTCTGTTAATGATTGGAGAAAACCTAATTATACTTCTAAAATAAAGTATATTAGATATTATGCTAATTATTATAAAAGAACAATTGAACCTATTCCTAGTTTTATTCATAAGGTTGTATTCTCTAATACTCAACTTAGACTTAAACCTGGTAAACCTAATTGGGTTGAAACTAGTCGTGGTGCTATAGTTCCTCTTGAAACTGCTATTAATGTATTTAATCGTCTTTATACTGATTATATTCTTAGTGGTAAAACTATATTTAGATTTAAACGTGATGAATTTAAAATTGGTTCATTTTGTGTTTCAAGTATTTCTTATGAAGATAAGTTCGTTGACATTATTAAATGTGGACAAGATGAACCTGAGAAATCAGGCTATAAAGAATGGAAGTTCTGTATAGGCTGCCACATATTATGGTTCGATGATATTAAAGATTTTGCTAGATATTATAATCTGCAAAATAGACTTGCTTTTCCTCTCAATAGAACTACTGAAGAATGTATGGAAAAACATTTAATTCATTTACATAGTTGAAGAACTATTAAAGCTGTAGGAACAATGGATATTTAACTTAATAAAATAACAATTATGAAATTAAAAAATGCTATTGATACGGCTGTTTCTCATAACGCTTTAGTTGTACTTGAAGAAACAGACCCAAAAGATTCTCATTATTCAGTTAGTATTTATGAAGGAATGGCTCATGAAATTCCTAATGAATTACTAGAAAGAGAAATGTTTCCTATAACAGATGTTGTAGGAGACCCTGTAGGAAGACTTCATATTCATTTAAAAACTGATTTTGAAGCTGCTGACGAACTTTTATTATTTACTCAACTTCCATGTATTACAATAGAAGAAAAACCTGACAATTTTGTAGTATGTGAAGAATGTTGTGGATGTGTTCCTCATCTTTACGCTATTGGCTCTCAATATGCTATTGATTGGGTATATGAAGAAGGAATTTGTATTCGTTATATTAAAGGCATTACTCCAGAACAAGCTATTAGAAATGCTTTTAAATGGTGTTTAGATAAAGGTCTCATAACAAATCCTAATTATAAAAAATAACAATTATGACAGAAAGTGATTTAAAGTATTGGAAAGCGGTGCTTAATGGAGTAGTTCCAGAGCATCTTGTAACTCCTGAAGTTGTTGCATTACGTGACCAGCAAAATAAGATGCTTAATCTTATGGCTAAAAAGAATGCTGATTATGGTAATGCTTTCAATAAAGGTTGTGATAAACTAGGCTATAGATATGGTCTAGCTAGAATGTATGATAAAGCTAATCGTTTGGTTCATCTTATTGAAGATGATTTTCAAGGTTACAGTAATCCTAATGTTGAAGATGAAAGTATGTTTGATACTATTCAAGATTTAGCTAATTATTGTAATATGTTATTAGCTTGGCAAGCTAGTGATAATGGACACGAACCTACCGTACCTTCTACGGGGCGGGTAGAGACAGTTTTCATTGATATTTCTAATCTTGTTGAAACAGATAGAATTATTCTTATGGAAGAAACCAGTAAGAAAGATGTAACTAATGAAATTATAGCTGCTTATGGTTTTGAACATCTTTGTAGAGATAAAGATGGATATGTATATAATTTATCTGCTGATGATAAAGAAATTCCTGTTACTAGCGAACATAAAGAGAATATAATTGCTATATCTCATGAAGATTATGAAGCTGGAAAAGATTTTGTTAAACGTAAAAGTAAATAATATGATTAAAGTTGTAAATCCTAGTGTTGAAGTTTGGAAACAAGATGGTTATACACTTGATGCTATTTTTAAACATATAGCTAGATGTGCTCGTGTTTGTTATCAATCAACTCCAAAAAATAAAGATGAAGATGCTTATGATTTTCTTCTTAGAACTATTTTCAAAGGAAATGATTTCTTTGGGTATAGTAAAATAAATCCTAAGAACCGATTTGAACGAATACTTGCTCAAAACGCTTATGGTGATGTAGATTTGACAAGTCTTCATTTGAGTTGTTGTGAACATGCTACAGTTCATCTTAAATTTCCTACTTTCATGCCTAGAGCCGCTGCTATGTGGGAAGGGGCATATGAGCATAATAAATATAGTAGAACTAATAATCATGATGGTTATCTTTATGTTACTACAAATCTTAGAGTGATAATAGAAAATTATGCTATTGACACTCTTGAGTTTATAGATACAACTCCTAATTGTCCTTACTATATGCCAAGAACTACTATTTGTTTTATAACAGATATTGGTGCTAGTCGTGAACTTAATCGTCATAGAGTTAATAGTGTTAGCGAAGAAAGTACTAGATATTGTGCTTACGATAAAGGTAAATTTGGTAATGGAATAACTGTTGCTAAACTTCCTTGGATTCCAGATGTTGACCCTACTGACGAAGGTCATGATTATAATGAAGGCTTCTTTAATTATAATGAAGTCTTTTATAATAATGTAATTACAGAACAATTTACAGATAATTGGACTGCTGTAGATTGGTTTCTTTATGGTCTTCAAGTTTGTGATTTAGTTTATCATAAAACTCGTGAACTTGGTTGGACTGCACAACAAGCTAGAGAAATTCTTCCTCTTAATACTAAAACTCAAGTAGTTCATACTGCTTTTGTTGATGATTGGGAGCATTGGATTAAGTTACGTAGTAATGAAATTAGTGGCAAAGTCCATCCTATGATGAGCGAACTCGCTAAACAATTAGTTAAACAAGTGTATCCTGAATAATTATGTGGATAAGTATATTAAATTATAATGCTGGGCAAATTGAAGTTTATGATGTAACTGATTGTTTCGCAGAAAATGAAACTGCTGCTGATAATAACGAAAAAGCTGTAGATTGGCTTGAATCAAACGGGTTTTGTTCTGCTGAAACTGTATTCATGTTAACTGATGAATGTCCTTTGTGTGTAGTAAATAATGAATCTATAGATTTAACTGACGATGGTATAGATATTGTTTCAACAGATGATATTGAGCAAAATTATATCATTAAAGTAAAAGGAAAAGACCTTACTCAGCAATTTATAAATACTGTTAGAACTAATGACGGTAAAATTAGAGATAAATTTTACGTAAAAAATAATAGAATTTATAAAGATAGACTTTGTAAAAGGTCTATGAAAACTTTTGGTTTTGATGAATTAATGATTTATAGAGTAATAACAGATTAAACTTATAAAATTATGGAAAAGACAATTAAAGAAGTAAAAGAACGTGTAGAGAATTTAAAGAAAAGTATTCTTACTGTAATTAATGATTTTGAAGTAGCTAATCCTGAAGTTGAAATTCGTGTTACTGTAGGACGTAGTTATTCTGGTAATGATACAAATTCTCATAATGTAGATATATGTACAACAATTAAATAATTATATAATATGGCAAAAAGTATTTTTGATATTGATAGAGAACTGTATGCTCTTTATGATGAAATTGAAGAAGCAGGTGGAGAAATAACTCCAGAAATGGAGAAAAAGCTTGAGCTTAATGGTCAAGAAATGACTAATAAGGTTAAAAGTATTACTAATTATATCAATAAGCTTAAAGCTGACATTCTTGCTATTAAGTCTGAGACTGATAGACTTGCTAAACTCAAGAAATCTAAAGACAATACAATTACAGGTCTTACTAATCTTGTTTTATTTGTTATTAGAAATTATGGTACAGAAGATAAGAAAGGTAAGAAGTGGATTGATTGGGGTACTGGTAAAGTTGGTGTAAGAAAGAGTACAAGTGTAGAACTTGACGATAAGAAGATTGAAAATCTTGTTGATGTTCTTAAAACTACTGTTGTCAATGGCATTTATACTAATACTCTTCATCAAGCTGATAGTATTGACGCTAACTCTATTCTTGATGCTGCACTTCATAACGCTCAAATAGAAGGAGACATAACTAATGCTGAAGTTGATATTGAAGATATGGATGATGTTATTATAAATGTAACTATTCCTGTACCTATGAGTAATCTTCTTCAAGGCGATGGTTATAATCTTCTCACTAAGATGGGTGATGTATCTAAAGATGGTTGGAGTTTTAAACCTTCTGTTGATAAGAAAGCTATGAAAGTTAAACTTACAGATGAAGGTTGTACTTCTAATATCGCTAAAGTTGTTGAGAATGATAATTTAACTATTAAATAATGGTTATATCAGTTTTAAGTATTGTAGTATTAGTGTTGATAACAATGCTAGTACTACTATTTAAGTTTAGTTTACATATTTATAAAAGCAATCTTGCTTTAATAAAAACTTGTGAAGATTTAGGTAAACATTATGACACTTTTGTAAAACTATATGATAAATATAGAGCTGCTGAATCTAGTACAGATAAAACAGAAGCTGCCAAAAATATACTTGATACTGCTCAAGATGTAAACAATAACTATTATAGAGAACTAGAATCATATAAACAAAGACATAACGAATAAAATTAAATGATATGTATAATGTATATTTAATTAAAACAAATATTAAAGTAAAAGCTAATACTTTTCTTAATATTAATATTCTAGCAGAAGATTTATCTGATGCTACAAGTAGTGCTTCATATCTTAAATATAATGGAGAAGATATAAAGAGCCATATAGTTAGTGTAGAACTTATTGTTTCAAATGTATTACGTGATACATGGGGTATTAAAGATTTGAATCCTAACTATACAGGAGAAAGTAAAGATAATCAAGAGGCTCTTCCTCCTGCTGATAATATTTAATTTAATGTTTAACAATTTAATAACGCTGAGTTATGAGTAAATTTAATCGTGGTGGTCTTCCATGGGTACTTGGTACTGATGTAAGTAATTGTGTAACTGCACAAGAAGTAATGAAAACTGCTGAACTTGATTGGACAGTTCAAAAGTGTGAACTTGTAAGTAAAATGCCTTTTAGAATCGGTAGTAATAATGAAGTGGGAGAAGATAGTTTTGTTCATGATGGTAGTATTTATCGTGAGTGTCCTAATGCTTTTGCAACTTATCGAACAGATATTAATATGCCATTGGGTATTGTTAAAGATAAGTATGAAATAGTTCAGAATATGGACGCATTTAATTTCTTTAATAATGCTATTGGAGAAGGTAAAGCTATTTGGGATAAAGCTGCTTGTCTTAATATGGGTGAAAAAGTATATGTTAGTGCTAAACTTCCAGTACAAACTTCTGTAGGTAAAGATGATGTTATAGATAATTATCTTGTGTTCAGTAATGGACATGCAGGTAACTCATCTGTAGATATTATGATTACTCCTGTCAGAGTTATTTGTACTAATATGCTTAATGGTGCTCTTGATAAAGCTGCTTGTCATATTCGTCTTCGTCATACTAAATCTGTAAAAGAGAAACTTGAACTTGGTGCTCAAGTTTTAAAGATTGCTTGTTCTCATGCTATTGATGCTCAAGAGCTTTATCGTCATCTTGCTACTATTAAAATGACTGATGACCAAGTTGCTGAATACATTTGTAAACTTCAACTTACTCCTACAGAAATAGCTAAACTTAATGAAGTTGACCCTAATCATGGTTATAAACGTCTTATTAGTCGTGATTATCATTTGATTGATGCTGTAGAGATTAGTACAAGAAAGTCTAATCAACTTTACAATATGATGGATTATTATATTGATGGTATTGGTCAAAAAGATATTTGTGGTACTGCCTGGGGTGCTTATAATGCAATTACAGGATTCTATTGTAATGTTGCAAACCTTGAAGGTGAAAAACGTATGAATAGTCTTGTTTGGGGTTCAGCAAATAATAATATGAATAAAGCTCTTAATGAAGCAATAGCCTATGCAAGTTAATTTTAGTGGAAAAGAAAATCAGTTTAAAGTACCTCATTACAAAGTTGGTGATGAGGTACTAGCATTCAGTTATATTAGTGGTAAATTCTTTTTTGGTACAGTTAGTGCTGTAAATAGTTATGCTGATACTAATCAAAGTATTGTAAATTACACTATTATGATTGATGAAAATAAAGGTGTTCCTAATATTCCAGAAGCTTTAGTATTTGATGATATTAGTGACGCTTATGATTGGACTAAATCATTACAAATGGATTTAAGTACAATATGATGAATATCTTTTACGGGGGGGGGTACAACAATTAGATGGTTTACTGGTTCATGTTATCATGCTAGAACCACTCTAGCCGCCCCGTAAAAGGTATGAATCCTTAAACTAGTATTAAAACTAGTAAAACTCTTGGAGATACAAATAATAATGCTTATCTTTGTAGCAGGGTATGGAAGCTAACATCAATATATAATATATATATATATATATTATAGGAGCTAACTACCTGATAATCAATTAGTTTACTAGCTAAAAGTGGTTATATATAACTATTTTTGTGAAAAAGTGGTTATATTTCACCACTTTTTGTATCTTAGCCGGCAGCTAGTAAACATAAGATATTGATATGAATAATGTAATTAATAAACTTTCTAGAGATAGCATTGATTATGACTATTCTCTAGACTTCAAAGGTCTTAAAATTAAAGATAAGGCTGATGATGGTACTGAATATCATAAAACCATATATTATATGGAACACAAAGCAATTATAGATGATGCGCTACTTGAAATAATGGATAAAGAAAATACTTATGTCCGTAAAGTAGTTAGGTATATAGCTAAGAATATACCTTATGGTGTTAATCATATATCTTTAAGTAATAAAGATATTGCTGCATATTATAATTGTGATAAAAGTAACATAAGTAAAGGAATAAAACGTTTAGTAGAACTAGATGTAATAGGTCGTCTTTATGATAAGATTCCTAATAATATGCTTCCTAAAAATACTTATATTATAAATCATAATTATATTTATCGTGGTAGTATTAAAAAGCTTAGAAAAGATATTTTAGAACAACGTAATAATATAACTGATTAAATTATGAGTCAATTAAGTAATCGTATTGCAGATGCAATAATTAATTATGCAAATGCTTTTAAAGAAACTCCAGACAACAGATTAATGGCAGAAAAAGAACTTAAAGAAGCTCTTCGTCAAGCTATTGATTTTGTTCCAGTTAAAATTTGGCTTGACCCTAAAGTTGCAGCTAAAATTCCAGAGTATGCTCATTATGTAGCTAACTCTAAAGAAGATGGCTTTGGTGGTCATGCTACTGATGCTTGTTGTGATATAGTTTGTACTTCTGTTGAGAAAACAAAAGATGGTCGCACTAAATGTGGAACTGGTATTCATGTAGCTCTTGAAGATAGAGATTCATTAACTATTCGTCCTAATAGTAGAATTACTAAAATGGGATACGTAATAGCTAATTCTCCATGTACTGTAGATGAGAGTTATCGTGGTGAAATTTTTATTGTATTTAGACCTATAGCAGATGGATTAATACCAATCGAAGTTGGCGATGTTATTGGTCAAATTGAAATTCCGCATCATCGTCAAGCTAGTTTTGAAACAGTAAAGACACTTGAAGAACTTGGTATAACTGATAGAGGTGATGGAGCTTTTGGATCTACAGCAAAGAAATAATTATTAATTTTTAAAATTTAAACAACTATGGCAGAAATGACAAAGAATTGGGTAGCTCGTATGATTAATCGTCATGCAGAAACAGTAGTAGAAATTGACAAGGTTAAAAAACATCTTGCTAATGCAGCTAATAACCCAAAGATTAGTAAAGTAACATTTGCAAATCTTTCTCTTGTACTTAGAGATTTAAAGAGTCTTGAAAAAGATTATCGTACAATGCTTGAAAATGAGAATGTAACATTTACTATGGCTGGTGAATATTACAGTAAAATTGGTCAGATTAATGAAAAGAAAAATCCTGATAATAACGACTAAGAATTGTCTTGGTTGTACAATTCTTATTAATAACATACAGACAGTACTAGCCAAATCGAAGAAAAATATAACTCTTGAAATCAAAGATTTTAATGAAGTTCCAAAAAGAATACTTCATCAATATAGTGCTTTTGATTATCCATTTGTTGTATTTAGTAGAGACGATGAAGTAACATTTAAGTTTACTGGTAGTACTCATGTTAATGTTATTCAAAGATATGTAGATTTATATTTATAAAACTGATTATTGTATTCATATTTCTAAAATTTAAAATTAAACGGTTGCTCCTAGTGCTTGTGAAAGTACTAGGAGTTTTATTTAAAATAAAATGAATGAGAATTATAATAAACATAGAAGAAATATTATCGTTGTATTAACGATTATAGTATCTATTCTTGTCGCATGTTCATATAACAATAGAAAAGATACTAATAATACAGAACCTGTAAATACAACAGATTCATGTGGAATTAATGATGATTATTATGAAATCAACGATGTTGATACCACTAATGATGGTTATTCTACAGACAGTGTTATTTATCTTAATGCAAATGGTAATATAATTAAAGCTCCTTTTAATTAAGTTGAGCTATATGGCACATCCTACATTTTGAAATCCTCTATACGAGGGTGATTTTCATCTCCTGAATAATTGTTCAGCCGTAACACTAAAGTAGCTTAGACACTAAATAAATTGGGTCTAGTTCAATTAATCATTATACTTGTACGTCTTATTTCGGTCTCCAGGTATACGAGATAGTAAACTATGCCAATCGTGGGAAACGCCCACAACCCAGTTTATTTAGCGTCTGAGCGACTTTCATATATGATTCGATTAATCATATTACTTGAATTAATTAGCCGCTTACAGAAGAAATTGAAATATTAAATTTGATACTTGCTATAATAACATATTATATACTATAATGATTCGATTTGTTTATAATGTTGTTTGTTATTTATTACAGCAGCGGCTGTAGTCCGCAAATATAAATTTTAGCATTGACTTGAGTAGCTTGTCCGTGAGGATGAGTTACTCTTTTTTTATCTATTAAGCGACACATTATAACACGTTTTGTTGAGCACAAAAAAAAGCAGTGAATAATCATCACGATTACTCACTGCTTCATTTCCCCTTAATTTATTTATTTAAAAATGAGAATAGAATGAACTCGCTAGTTCAGCATTGGATTACCTTATCAGCCATCAGTTAACTTTATAAATTAAAACTTTAATTATGAATAAAATAATATCTGTTAGACAACAGAAGAAAAATGTGTTACTCTAGCAGGATTCGAACCTGCTCTGACAGAACCAAAATCTGTAGTGCTACCATTACACCATAGAGCAATCAAGTTTCACATACATTTTTAATTAAAACTTTAAAACCATTTTACGTAGAACAAGAAAAACCTTCAACTGGTGCAAAGATACAAATAATATTTATATCTCCAACAGTTGAAGGTAATTAATTTAATATGATTAAACTTATTTAATAATTACATACCATACACTCCTTTTACGGGGCGGTTATAACAATTTAATGTTTAACGTTCTAGACTACTAGTACCTCTAATATCATTAGCCCAATCTTTTACATTAATCAAAGTAAGAAGATTATCACCAGTCTTATAATAACTATTAGCCTTATCAAGAGTAGCAAGGTTATTAATACTTCTATAAATTGGAATTTGACGACCAAGTTTAACAATAATCTTGTTTTGACCTGCATAACGACCACTAGTATAATTAGGGTCATAATCGTCATCCATTACATAAGCAGCGATATTATTACAAGCAGCCATTATATCTTTACCAGCAGTTACACCTGCAATAGGACTAGACCATAATTGGTCAAACTGTTGTGGTAAGAATAACATATTATACATCATCGATTGAGTAGTTAAATCATCAGCTTCATAAAGCATAAGATTACCCCAAAGACTATTCTTTAAATCATCATCGTCCCATATACAACGAACAGCAAGAGCAGTACAAACACCACCAAGAGCACCAACTACATCACCAGCAGCACGTTCAATGCTTGCTCTTTGCCATTTCGGCATTAATTGCCAATTAGTTTGTAAGTTCATTGCAAACTCAGCATAACCTTTAAGAAGTACTTGAAGACTTTCCAATGCTTCTACTTGACCATCAGACATTTCTTTTTCGTATCTAAGTTTTCTAACAGGAGTAATAAGGAAATCAAATAAAGCAGGAGCACAACCTACTTCTTTAGTTCCTCTTTCTTCATTGAAATAACCTTTTCTACGATAATGCTTCATAACTCCAGGATAAATATGTTTATGATACTGCATAGCTAATGAACCCCACCATTGCTTTTCAAGTTGAGCAGCACCAAGTTTATCATATACTCCATGAATCTTCTTATTAACTGAAATAACTTTGCCTTTCATATATCCAAGGAACATATAACCATCACCTACTTCTTTATCTTTAGATTTAGCTTGAAGTTCAGCAAGAATACTTCCTTCTTTAAAAGCAAGTCTTCCATTTTTAAGGTCAACTTGGTCCATTACTGTAGGAAGTTCTTCAAATTTAACTTTAGCTTCTTTCTCAAGTTTCTTTCTTTCAGTGATAAATTGTTTCTTCTGTTCCTTTGTAAGATATAGATTAGCAAACTCAGTATTAATGTCTCTACGATTCCAAATATACTCTTTTTTCTTATTATCATCAGCAAGAATATTATTCTTAAATTCTTCATACTTATTAAGAAGTTCATCATTACCTCCAATAATATTCTTCATAGCATATTCGTGGAACTTATTTTTATATTGTTCCCAAGTCATAGCTTCATAACCAAGTCTTCCATTACTTTCAGCATCTGGAACTTTAATCATTCTATTATCAAAGAACATACTAAACATAGCACCATTCTGCATGAAATGTTCACCCATACTATTAGGACTATACATAAAGTCTCTAATCTTATTAAGAACAGTATCAGCATCAAGATGTACTGTAGGTCTATTATTAACTTCATCAAAGTCAACAATATTCATAAACTTAACAAGAGCATCAGCAAGTGTTGTACTATCTTCATTAGCCATACCTCTAATAAAGCTTGGAATAGCTTGTCTCCACATGTTCTTTCCTTTTAACCAACCTGTAGGAGTGAAGTATTCTTTAGCTATATATTCTCCAGCAATAGCAGATTCACCAACAATTATGTTACCAATACCACCAGTAATATTCAACATCATAAATTTAGCACTAGTAAAACTTTGAAGCATACTAGCATTTCTAGTTAATTTATTCTGAGGAATTTTATATTGGTCATAAACTAATCTACGAACCCAGTTATCAAATTGTTCTTGAAGACGAGTATCAGCTTTCTCAATATAAGAAGTTTCATCACTTGTACTAGTTTGACTATCTTTACGTAAGTTATTCCAACCAAGATTAGTATCATAAGCTTTCATCTTACCTAGCATTCTATGTGTATAGAGCAATAATTGCTTATTGTCTTGAATAGCATTATAATGTCCGGCAGCACTAATGAAATCTTGAATAGCACCAATATAATCTCTATCAAGAAGTTTTTGATGTATTTCTTCGTTTTTCTTAGTTGCTTCATCAATACGTTTTTGATAAGCTTCTAAATCTTTTTCATAAGCTTCATCACTAGTATAAGTTTCTCTTTTTGGTTTAGTACTACGAATATTATCCAAGTCAACACTCTCCTTATTTTTAAGTTGAGTCATTAACATAGGCATATCAATAGTTCTATCTTCAGAGTAATCAATCTTCTCATACCAAGTATCTTTACCACTAGGAAGCATATCGCTAAATCCAATAAACTCTTTAGCTTGCTTTGCAGCCCATTTAGCATCATGTTCTGCTTTCTTAACTCTATGAGGAACCATTCCACTAGCAATAGCTCTCTTTGCAGTTTCAGTTTTAGCAAAACTCATAAGAGTATCTTGAATGTATTGTTTAGCTTCCTGCTCATACTCGTTAAGCTCTAAGTCATTATCATAACCAGGAACATGAGTAGTTCCATTATTATTGTCAGTTTCAACAGTTTTATAATTTTCATTATCTGTATAACCTTCAATATAATTTGGATTCTTATAATGAGCTTTAGGAGTAAGAGTAGTCTGAGTCCAATTAGGAGAATATTCACCATTATCTATACTAGGAATAACTCTTGTTCTATTCCAAATAGGAAGAGCTTCATAAGCATGAGTAAATGGATTATAAACATGATTGTTATCATACCATTCTTTATAATAAGCGATACCTTTTGCAAGAGCAGCATTTTTAGCTTTGTAATATTGAGGAGTATTAATAGTTTCAAGAGTATTACTAAGGAACTCTTGAGCTTTAGTTTTATCCTCAACTTCTTTCTTTTGTCTAGCTGCTTCTTTAGGGTCACGTTTATTTAAATCTTCCCAATAAGCATCATTAGGAGCAATCGTAGTATAAAGCCAATGATTAGGTGTTGGTGCTTTAGTTAAATCATAAACAGCTTTACCAGTTGTTTCATCGATAACTATTTTACCTTTCTTATCTCTAAGAACTTCATATCTAGCGTTAACTCGCTTCCATAAAGTATAGAACTCTGGTTCAGTTCGTTTCTTAGCTTCATCTTCTTCAGAATAATAAGCTTGGTCGTTTACATTTTCTTTAGCATATTTGCTATATGCTTGATAAGCATCGTAATTGCCTTTTCCTTTCTTTTTCTTAGTTTTATCTAACTCATCATAAAGGTCTCCAAGAGCCTTCAAATCTTCAATACTCATCTTAGAAGTTTCAACTATCTTAGCAGCACTATCATAATACTTACGAGTAATATTATTAATCTTAGTAACAATCTCTTGATACTCAGGATTAGTCATACCATTACTATTAAGCATTTTGAAGAACTCACTAGGAGCGGCTTCATTAGTTCGTTCCGCTGAATTAATAAGATTTCTATCAGAGAATAAAGAAGTACTACTTGTACCATAATTACGTTCTACGTCTTCTTTAATTGCAGCAATTTCAACATTAGTAAACTTACTAGCATCAATATTACCAAACTCATCATAAATCTGCTCACCTTTAGCAAGTTTATCTTTAATAAGTGCTCTAGCTTTAGAAGCTTTACCACTAGTAATACCAAGCTTTTTATAAGCATCTTCAATTCGAACTTTAAGAACATCATCTACTGACCAATGAGCATTATTGGCAATCCATTCTTTAGCTTTCTTATACTCTTTATTAGTGTCAAGCTGACTAGTTGGAGTAGTAATTTTACCATTAGAACCTCTAACTTCAGCATTATCAATAATATTAAGCATTTTATCAAGCATATCACGGAAACCCTCTTTCTCCTCTTTAGCAGTATATTCTTCCTTAATATCTTTAATTCTTCTAAGATATTGGTCTAATTGAACAGCATCATTAAGAGACTGCTTACGTGCATTATCATAAACTTCTTGATTAGTTACAATAATACTGCCATCAGGAGCTTGTTCAGTACCAGGGAAACCATATTCATAAGCTGGTTTATAATCATCACCAATAAATTGACTAGTTAAATCATTAATCTTAGTTCTGAGTTCAACAAGTTTATCTTCAAATTCTTTACTTAAAACTCCATCACTTCTACGACTATTAATTTGTCTAATAGCTTCTCTAAGTTTAACGTACTCAGAATAAATTTGAGGATGATTATTAATAATAAATTCATCTTCATTATAAAGTTTTTGATAATAACTATCAACATATTCACGATTAACGTGGTCAAGAAGGAATTTATCAAGTTTATGTTTAGCTTGAATATATTCCATTGGATTCTCTTGAACATTAACTCTAGCTTTAGCTACATTACGTTTAAGTTCTTTAATGTCCTCAACAAATTTATCTGTATAATCATGAACTATATTTCCGTTCTTATCAAATATTTTATTGAGGTCAACTGAAGCACCAACTTTAGCAGCTCTAGCTTTAATATCTTCAAAATGTTTTCCAAAAGCTACAGCAAAATCTTTTGCTTGACTTTCTTTAGCACGAATATCAGCCATTACTTTTCTAGTAACTACTTGAACAAGACTATTACCTTGTTCTTGTAAATCACCAACCCAAGCATCAAACCAACCACTAGAATGAAAACCATCAAATATACTAACAAGACCGTTTTGTATATTAGGGTCGTTGCTAAGTTTTTGAAGATAATCAATTCCAAACTTAACTTCTGCATCATCAATAACAGAACTATTACTGAGTTCCTTAATCATCTTCTGCATTTCGTCAATGTAGAACTTCAAAGTAGGATTCTCAATTTCATCAGCTTTAATCTGATTAATAATTCCAAACTTATCAACAATAGCATTAGCGTCAGCAAGTGTTTCAAGGAACTGTCTTTGTAAAGCAGGATTATTCTTAATAGCATCAATTACTTCAGGACTATTAATAGCAAAATAATTACCATTACTATTTTCATCTTTATAGAATTGACTAAACTTTCCAAGAGTACTATTAACTTTATGTTTAATATAAGCATAACCACTATAGAATACACTATCTTTAAACTCTTTATAGCCTTTAGTACTTTGTTCAAATCCTTCTCCACGAAGTTGACGCATAAGTTTACCAGCTTCTATATCTCCAAGACCGCTTCTACGATTAAGTTCTTTTACTATATTCTTTTCAAAAGAATCAGTTGTAGTTCTAAGACTTTGTTCAAGTTTAGAACTTGCAGAACCAAGAGTTACCTCTTCACGAGAACTAGCCATAGGAGTTACTCTGCTAACTTCTACTAAGTTAGGTTTAAATTCTACATTATCTTTAAAGTGTTCATTATGTTTATCTACATTATATTTTGTAGCTTGCTTAAACATAAAGTCACCATTAATATTAATTTTATTTCCAGAATCATCTGTAGTTTCGCCTTCTATATGAATAGTAGGAGTAAAATCTTTATAACTACTATTACCAAATAAATATAAATTTTGTATAAATGCTTTACTATCAGTAGTATTATTAAATGCTTTGATTATTTTATCAATAGCATCTCTAGCACCACCAACATCTTTTTTTGCATCTTCCATTATATCAAAATGAGCAGCAACTTTTACTCTATTGACTTTTGTTGTAGCAATATGCTTCTTATATAATTCATTTAATTCATCTAATGTATAATCAGCAAC